CAAAATGGGTTTCCTACTTAACTGGTCCTTCACAGCTTGATGTTTATTGGACTATTGCAAAGAAATACAATCTTGAGGAAAAGCTTAAACGTATCCCAAATACTATTGTGTTTGGGGAGATTTATGGGGCGACAATTCAAGCGGGATTTCCTTATGACACTTCTCAAGGCGAACCAATAAAATTGCGAGTTTTTGATATTATGAAAGACGGCAAATATCTCGATTGGGACACCATGGTTAGCCTTGCACACACGTTGGGATTGGAAACCGTTGCAGAAATATACAGGGGACCGTGGGACAAAGAAGCTATTATTGCGTTAGCCGAAGCGGACGACCCAATTGCTACAGCGGTTGGGAAAACTCAGATACAGGAGGGTGTAGTAGTAAAGCCAATCAAGGAAACGACTCATCCGAAGCTTGGTCGTCTTGTTCTTAAGATAATTAGCAACAGATATTTGACGCATAAAGAAGATAAGAAGAACAAGAAACAACGAAAAAACACAACTCAAACCCAGGAGGAAAAATGAGAGAAAAATTCAACAAAATATGCAGCAGTGTCATTAACTTGTTTCTTAAGATGATACCTACGCGACTTAGAAAGTCTCCCAAGATGGTGGAAATCGAGGTAGACATTCCAGCCGAAACTTATGCTGAACTCGTTCTTGCTGCTCAAAGAGAAGGCATTACCGTAGACGAGTTAGCGACTAGAATCGTAAGCGACTTCATTAAGAGATATGATGCGAATGAATAAAAACAGCCAAGCGGAAGTAGTCAATAATTCTCACCTAAGAGACATTGATTTATTTTACATTGCCATGGCCGGACTAGAGGAAAAGCATGGCAACAGAAGTTCAATGTTAAAAGTCGGCATGATTGACGCATTTATAAGCTATTTGAAGACGAGTGGATATGAGGTTGCTAAGGACGCGCTGTATTTCATGCTATACGTAACCGGTGAACCTATAGACACAACGGCGCCCGACTTTAGGTTGTGGCTGTTAGAGTCAAGGATGAAATTGTTGGAAGCAAAAATATCAGAAGCAAACGAAAAAATAATAGAGTTGACAAAGCAAATAAAAGAAGGTATCTGACATTAAGACAAGCACAAGGGATTGATAGTTTGTGCATTAAATCGGCTTGGATGGATACATCCTGAACGCGCGGAGCACCCTACGCGGAAACGGGTGTCTGTTTGGTGAAAAGCCAAACGAGGGGATGCACAATGACTGACGTGGAAAAACGCGCCTCAAGGCTTATCAGCGAAACTTGCCACTCTAACCCTTTGGTCTTTGGAAAAAACTCGGGACCATGGGCAGGAATGCCATTTGATAAGGCTGTGGCAAAACTTACAAAGATTGACGAAGATTTAAAAGCAGAACTGCAAGCTATCATCAAATCAGCAAGAGACAAAGCAGCTAAAGAGAAAGCGGTTTATCCGAAACGCACAGCATCTGATTGGGCTTATATTCAAAAACTTAAAAGAATAGGAATCATTAAAGACGTTAGGCGCCATGAGTGATCGAGATACCTTTGGAGCGGAGAGCACTCACAATGGGGTATGGAAAGATGAGCTTATTCTAAGTATAGTCCAATTTAAAAAAGCGATAGAATCCTTTTTAGCAGACCCAGGGGAAATCCCGCTCCTTAAGATTCGTAAAGATTTTTTGAAAAGAAGAAAGTGTCCGCTGAAGGTTGGAGTTGGGGGATTTTCTCGTGGTCTGTATAATCATACAATGGATAGTATTACTGGTTACATTGCCGATAATCCAGCAGTGTCAGCTCTTCGCGATAAAATAAAACAAAAATCAAAAAGCGCTGATACTTATCCTTATCTCTATTCCTTTTGCGACGTATGTCCACTTGGAGACAAAAACGGAAGGTGTCGCATAGACGAATTTCATTCGATAGCTAGGGCTAGAATGGCCCTTCAACAAGAGATAAAAAGTGGAAAGGCTGAACATACAGTATCGCATAAGATTTTAGACGGATACCGTTCCACGTGCTCGACTTTAATGGGCTCTTGTCTAATCGGTCTTATTGAACTTTCTGCTATTCTTTCTTCTATTGTTGATGGAGATAAAAATAAACATGACGAGATTTAGGCCAGGTGATATCGTATCTGTTGTTCCTCGCGAAGATGATGATTTCTTTCCATTTATAGGAACAATACAAAACTGTGTAGTTGACACTGGTGAGACATTATATATAGTTGTTGGATACGAAGATGAAATCTACACAGTTACTGAAGAGCAGTTAAGCTTTGCGGAAGAAGAGAGAGAGAAATGAACTTTCCATGTATTAAATGCGGAGCCACGCTATATGGAATAGTACCGAATGATTGGCCGTTCCCAAATATTTTTCCGATAACCTGTTCGTCATGCGGAGAGCAGCAGCTAATTACAGCTAAGGGCATCATGAATTGGACTGAAGCATTTGAAGTGCTAGATAAGGCTTTTACTGTTAAGGGAGTTTGTTTCGCAGATATTAGTAACGACTTACCTAAATGGGAAACCAATCAGACAGCAGCGTCTAGACCACCCATCACAACAGAGGAAAATGTTAAAGCTCAAGATAACGACGCTTCTAGCGGACAGGTTGTTAATATTTTAACCTGGAAAAAGAGGAAAAAATGAAATTGCTAAAAATAATAATAATCGACTTTTGGTTTAATGGGTTTGAATACTACCAAGAGAAACTGCTGGACCTTTTAAGGCGAAAGAAATGACTAGGTCAATAGAGATAGTGCTACCTAAAAAGTTTATTACAGCATTAAACGCCTTTGTTAAAACGCCTACTGCATCCTCATATTCTAAACTTGCGAACACGTGGAAGGTTAGGAGAATAAAATATACCTGGGACCCTGGGGAAAAGAAAAAGTGGCGGATAACTCCAGCGGGCTACAGTAGCCACGTGAGACTCCCAGTTTTAATGTGTCAGATGTACGCAATTCCGTTCTTAGGATCCTGTACTGGCTGTCCTCTTCATGCAAATAGAGTCGGCTGTCTAGTGTATAACCTACGACATCAGAGTAATTTGAGTCATAGGGCGCTAGCTGCGATAGAACTTCAGGCTGCTCTCAAGGGGATAAAATATGCAACAGTTAGCGAAGATTTTGTACGTAGATGCACTGGAGAAAATAGAATAGGAGAGGAAAGAACCTATGAGTGAACCCCATGAAAGAGACCTGGGTCTTAGCTGATACTCATTTCGACCACGCAGCAATTCTCAAATATGCTAACCGTCCTTTTTCTTCAGTGGAGGATATGAACGCAGCCATTGTTGAAAATTGTAAAGTAATTCACCCTGGAGATACAGTTATTATCGTTGGGGACTACGCATGGAAGCGGCATCAACACTGGATTCACGCTATCCGTGGCAAGAAGATTTTAGTGCGTGGCAATCATGATAAAATGAACAGGGAATGTTATTCTCAATTTACTGAGGTGCATGACATCCTGGAAAGAAACATCCACGGACAGTTTACTGTGTTCTGTCACTATGCCATGCGAGTGTGGAATAAAAGGCACTACGGCGCCTGGCACCTTTACGGCCACAGTCATGGGGCGCTAGCAGAGTATGCCAATGATATGAGCTTTGACGTAGGGGTTGATGTCTGGCAGTTTAGGCCAATTCCTTGGGAGGTAATCGTAAAGAAAATGCAGTGGAAAAAGATTCACGAGCTTGAGTTTGCTATGAACACTAATCACAAGGATACCCAAGAAATAATCAAGAAAAACAAAGAGCTGAACCTTTTACTGTACCCTATAGCAAGTACCAATGAAAGCCAACCCTAAGACTGCACATCTGGGGCCGAACGGCGCCACGCAGTATGCCTGGGCTAACCCACAACTTTTAATTGAAACAGGAGAGAATATGAAAACATTTGAACGCGTAAGGTTGACCACATGAGAGGTCGTAAGCCGGCTGCAAAAGCTAAAACACCCGCTAATAGATTCCCGGCTCTCAAAACTGCACTTGACCAGATTCACATCGAAGTGGACCGCTCTCTTTTTCTTAACAATAGAGATGATATTGCGAGCAAAGAAGAAGCAATTGCTGTGCGTGAAGAGATTTCAGTGAGACTGTCTAGAGCTATTGAATGGATTAAACGTACCGAAGAGTTAATGTGTGGAATCACAACCCTAAAATAAAAAGGAGGACAAGATGAGAATCGGAAAAAACGTTTACCTAGTAAAGACCTTTCGTTACACAGAGCAGTTTACACATTCAAATGGGACAAAAGGACCAGGACAACTTGTAAGGGTTAAGGGATACTTTGATGAAGATACCCCATCGGATGTCAGTCTGAAAAAACTAGAAAACGCTATCAACCGCAACATAAATAAAAACGGTAGGGTACCACGATGGGTTGCTATTACCGAACTATGGCTTGAGGATGAGCTTGTTGGATCTGGACTCTCAGCCTGTGCCGCAACTGATAGGATTAATAAGAGAGAGGGCCTCACTAGGGCTCTGATTCGGGCTCTTAAGGAAGCAAAACTCGAAAGACATATTGAGACCATACTTCAAGAACAAAGAAGGGCTCGTGAGGTAACACGCAAAATGGCTAGAATCCAAGCCGCTAAAGAACTATTACAGAAATACGGGGAGACAGTATAGTGAGCCCTGAGGCGCCAGAAGAAAATCTCAATACTAAAACCACAGAGTCAAAAGTGAAGACTGGAGTTTGCCCTAAGTGTAAAAGTGTCTTCTTATATACTGAAAAACTCTCTTGTCTAGAGCTTTACGGCATGTGCTCTTTCTGTGTAGCTAATGACGGTAACATAGTTAAATCTAGACCTCAACCCACAACAAAAAAACTTATGAGGAGGAAATAACATGGCAGGACTTATTCCGATTGTTGTCGAACAAACTGGACGCGGCGAGCGTGCATATGACATTTATTCTCGTTTGCTTAAGGATCGTATCATCTTTATCGATGGAGACATTAACGATGAAGATGCTAACCTGGTAATTGCTCAACTTCTCTTTTTGGAAGCAGAAGACCCAGCTAAAGATATCTGGCTTTATATTAACTCCCCTGGAGGAACAGTAACAGCCGGACTAGCTATTATAGACACCATGCAATATATCAGGCCTGATATTAACACTGTTTGCATCGGCCAGGCAGCATCTATGGCGGCCGTTATTCTGGCTTGTGGAACAAGGGGCAAGCGGCAAGCACTCCCAAGGTCTAGAATCCTCATTCACCAGCCAAGCGGTGGTGCTGGTGGTCAAGCCGTCGATATTAAGATTCAAGCTAACGAAATTGATAGAATGGCTAAACAGCTCTATGAGCTTCTCAGTGAACAAACTGGACAAAAGTTCAGTAAAATAGAAAAAGATTGCGATCGAGATTTTGTCATGACTCCAGAACAAGCTAAGAAGTATGGAATTATTGATGGGATATTGGCGAAGCGCCCACCGATCAAATAATGAATAGGATTAGGATTTTCTTGTCTTCGAGCTGGCGGGCTATCTGGAAAGTTTTGATAGCCCGCTGGCCGGAGAAAATAGCTAGGCCTATAGTTAGAATTTTGTTTTTACTCTATGGAGTTATAACTATTCTATGGATCTTCGCATTATCGAATCCTCAGACACTCCAACCCCATATGGAGTCTGGTACAGTCGGACTGGCAGTTGCTACCACTTCAGATGGTATAAGTAACACATTGGCAACCGACTACAAACTAAGCAAAAATTACATAGCATATCTATTCCAAATAACTAAAAAACATTCAAACGCTTACCACTTAGACCCTCTTCTGATCATGTCCATCATGGCTGCCGAGAGCGGCTTTCAAGTCGGAGCCACATCCAGCAAGGGTTGTGTTGGATTGATGCAAATAAATTGGTCGATGTGGGACAAAGAGTTAAAAAGGAAGGGCATAGTTAAGAACAACATCAATATCTATGACCCCAATATAAACATTGAGGCTGGGTGTTTTATTTACAGTAGCATACTAAATAAAAACATGGGTTCTAATGACCGAGCTCTCAATGAATACTTAGGAGCCAATGGAGTTCTCTATAGACAAAACGTATATGCCACATATGGTAGGCTGAAACTAATTGCCTCCAATTGGAGCGAGTAATGTATGCTTTTGTTGCGATGCATCATGGTAGAATTGAACACGTTAACGTGGCGACCTCCTTAGAGCAACTGTTAGAGCCATTTAGGCTTCATACTAATATGGATTGGGAGGCATATAAGAAATCCCCGGATAGCATTGACCCTGATTTATATGGCTCTGCTATTGTGGAAGCTGATGAAGTCGAATCTATTCGAGGAGGGTAAATGACTCAAAGCACATCAACAAAAATTGCCCATTCCCCAGTGATAATGCCAAAAGACCTCCCAGCGCCGCCGCCATTTGCCTATTCTCCTCTTCCATCCCAAAATGATATAAATACGGCTAAACATAAGAGGCAATCGGCTCTGAATGAGTTGACTCAGCAACTCGACAACTGGGTGATATCTGCTGCAAATTTTAAATATGACGAAGACTTCTCAGACGCATTTGCTATCCTTAATGCCTTCGCTAAAAAGGCAGGGAAACTTTGGATAGCAGGTGGCTCGCTGTTAGCTCAAAAGCTAGGCAAACCAATAAATGACATTGACTTTTTTTTCTCGGACAGACAGACTCGCTTAGCCGTGTTGGATTATCTCCTATATATGGGGTACTCTATCGAATTTGTCAGTAATAATGCAACGACACTGGTTAAAAACGGGAAGCGGCCCATTCAATTGATAAGTAACCACTATTATAATGATATGTTGGACTGTCTACTTGGGTTCGACATATCGGCTAGTCAGTTTGGACTAAGACTATTAGAAAATGGAGATATTAACGTTGTAGAGCCAAACAGGCAGGTCTTTGACATTAAAGCTAAGAAGTTTTTCTTAGTTCCTTCTTCCGTTGGTGACCCCAGAAATACGGTTAGGCGGCTATTGAAATATTCCAATCAATATAACATCACGCCTTTTTTCACCAAAGGAACCTACCAAGTTTTATCTCTAGCGGGTGAACTAGGAGCAAAGGATAATGAATCGTCCAAAAGTCAGTATTGCAAGGAAGACTATGCTTTCCCTATGAATCTTTCCTCGATATGGACCGCTCCATATATTGACCTTGCGTCAGGAGAGATGAAGGACGTCCTAGGAGACATGACTGACTGCTATGGAAGTGTCTATGATTTCTGGTTAGGCTTTAAACTGGCATTAGACAATAGACTGAAAGCTAATTGGAGTATGGAACATTGCACTAGCGTTGCAATGGACATGAATAACAGTTGCAATTTCTTATTCATACCTATTCACCAACGTTTTGGTTGTTGGCCAATCGTTAGTGATTTTATAAATGTAGCCCCAGACGCAGCCTATTATTTCCCGTCGCATTATCCGACGAGTGTAATTTTTAATAATGAGAGTGATTGGGGGCGGTTGGCTCAGGGTATCTATGACTTGACTACGGAAAACGACTTGGGACGAGCCATGAGCGTTCTCATGCAGCTTTCTGCGTTTCTGGATATTAAGTTACCAATGATGAGAGACATTCCATGGGATGGAGATAAGGCATGATTATCGAAGATATCACTGCCCTAGAAGAAAAGTTTAAGGAAGAAATGATACGCCGGTGTCCCAATGCTCATAATCCAATTGTTAAAATTGGAGTAGAGCTCAAATCTTCTATCAATACCCCTAGCAGCAAGGAAATTGAAAACATACTCGTTAACATTCAATCAGACGAATATTATATTCAAGTCGGAGTTATGATAGACGTGAACCGCCGAGGGGATACAAAACAACAGTTTAACATTACGACTTGGCCATTAAACGAACGAGCGGTCAAAGAAGAAACTGTGCAGCTAAGCGATATCGTTGGGTTCCGTCTTACGTTTAGTTCTCCAGCATATTGTGTTCGGCAGTTTGAGAGCAACGGAAAGGACATTAACATTAGTTCAATCGTGGAAAACATTAATAGGCAAATAGAAATGCTACAAGCGGTTGAGCAACTCCAACAGATCGTTAGGGGGATTATCCCAACGGCGGAGACAACATGAAGACAAATAAGATGACTATGTTCATCCAGACCAACCATGGGAAAAAGAATATTGACGACAACGTAATGAGGTGGAATGATGAACTTGCCCGCATTTCTGCCATAAAGGAGCCTGTCGACGCTTGGACGAAAGCCGTAAAGACTGCCATTCTTAACCCTAGTATATGGAAATTGTTAGGCTATTATTCGGGAACGGTAGAGGAAAGGGAAGTAGCACCAGCATTCCTACTTTCAGGACTCGAATACGTTATGATTGTTTTAGGCTTAGATAAAAACGACGTGGCCGAGATGGAAGTAAGCGTTTCCTCCCGTAGGTGGAAAAGTACTGGGACTCAGCCTCTAGAATGGAAATTATATGTTCAATTCGGAGACGGTATTTCTCCATCTGAAGGGAAAGAGGAGAATGGGGGCTATTTAGACTTGCAACTTATCTTTAAGCAGAGGCGACGGACTGTGGAGCTTGCAGAGATAAGCGCAAAATGCAATTTAGATTTCAACATTCCCGATTTTCTTGGTTGTAATATACAACTCATGATTAATAGCCAATTCTACCAGTCTGAGGGTAAGATGTTTCGTAATTTTAATGGGGATCAGATTGCAGTAGGAAACCCAGACATTGAGAAATTTAAAAGTACTATCCTTGCTTCTAAGTGTTGTAACAGTAAAGCTGTGACTGATATCTTTAAGGGGTTCAAGTCAAGCATGGGAAGTACGCAGTCTTCCCTGGTTAAAGGAACCCTCTTGAGTCTTTCTGGTATTAAGGAGAAGTCCGCTGAAGTGATTAGGGTTAGTGACAAAGAAGTCCATGTAGGTATGCCCCACTCCTATAGCTCTTATGGTAATGTATTTATAATTAAGTTTTAATTCAGGAGGAATCATGGAAAGCAAAGTTAGAACAAGATATATCGTTATTATCCCTAGGGGAGCAGGAAGTATACAATACGTGGCAATGAACGCTATTGTCGGTACATTCTATAGTAGCGGGGCCAACAATAAGATATATGACTCTTTAGAGTTAATATTCCCAGGAGCTTATAAGCCTTTCCCAGAGAAAAGAGAGCTCATAGCTAAAGTTGCCGTGGAGGCCCTGTCATACGCTCGCAATGTTCGCATTAAATATACTAATTGCGAAGCAGACGATGACGATCGTCACAGAATGGTGATTTTGGCTATTGCGAGTCATACGAAAAATAAGGACGTTTCTCATCTAGTTGTGCTGGAGAAATACCTTTCGGAAAAAGATATTATGGACCTTCCAACAACAGACAGCTCTAGGCATCGCACCTCGCCTGTCGGGATGGGGAACGTTCAGGGTGGCCCATCACAACAGCAGCAGCAATCGACTGGGTATATTTATATGCCTAAGAACGATATCCCTTTAATACTCAATAAGCACGAAGCCATGGTTCTTGATGATGTCCTTAACGCAATAGTTAATCGCAAAAGAATTTTTGAAGACTATGGCCTAAACCAGGTGATGGATACTAACAGCATGTGTTTCTTGTTTCATGGCGCTCCTGGAACCGGAAAGACACAGGCTGCAAAGTATATAGCTAAGAAACTTAACATGCCTCTACTTGTGGTGGACCATAGTCAAATTGTTGATAAGTATGTTGGAGAAACTGAAAAGCGCATTGCTGAAGTTTTCAAGCGCGCAGAGCAGGAAAAGTGTATTCTCTTCTTTGATGAAGCCGACTCTTTGCTTGGGGCGCGCAGCGGAGCCGAGCACTCCTGGGAGATAAGCAAAGTTAACTCTCTTCTACAATCAATGGAAACATTTAACGGTGTAGCTATTTTTGCTACTAACTATGCGTCACAGTTAGACCAAGCTGTTAATAGACGACTGTTGATGAAGGTAAACTTTGAACTCCCCGACCAAGAGGAGAGGGCTAAGATTTGGGAAGCTCTACTACCCGCTAAAATCCCCAAAGACCCGCTTGATTTTAAGGCTCTTGGTAAATATTTTATGACTGGAGGAGAGATTAAAAACGCTATTATCTCTGCTACAGTAGAAGTAGCTAAAACAAATGCCAAACTAAACATGGATACTCTAAACAAAATGGCAGCTAAAGTAATCGGGGAACGTCTCTTCGACCCATACAAAGAAGCCGACAAGGAGAGGTCTAAGAGAAGCCTCGGTTTTACTAATGTTCCCATGGAGCTCAAGTGATTGAGAAAAATTGGTCCATCGATAAAAGCACTACGCTTAAGAAGATAATCAACGAAATAGCCACTATAATTTTCAATGAGGTCCATACTTTCATTGCCGATGATAACGGATTAAACACTAAAAAGAAAATAGCTGATTACATTACCGACGCCCTTAAACATGACGATTTTATTACAGTAGAGTATGTTCGTGCCGACTGCACCGTCGCATACCACATAGCTAAAACCTATGGCAATCGGATTACCTTTAGTAGTGCCTTTGACTTTCCCGTGTCTAAGACAATGGAAAACGCTGGGTCATATTCTATTAAGTTTGACCTAGACGAACAGTCAATCTGCATTGACACCTCCAAGGCAAATGGAATTATTCAACTCTACGGAGCAGTTAACGGGATGATTGAAAGCATGTCCTCGTTTAATTCTGGAACCTCTGCTCCTGCAAAAGTAAGTGAGCTCTATAAGGTCATGGAGGAAAGCGGATTTGCGCTAGAAGGAGATAAAACCTGGACTAAGAAATGGCAGACGGAATACGGTCCAATCACTCTACACTTAAATTATAAAAATGATCTTACTGCTCTTACTGAACAAGATGTTTGTGCTGCTCAGTTAATCACAACTATTCTGGAGACCTTAAAGGTGAAATCATGACTGAAAACGAAATCAAGCCCATAGAAGAACAGAAAACCGTTGTTAACGAAGTAGAAATTGTTTTGCAGAAGTTCCAAGATACCTCCAATATCTACTTCTGTAGTGAGTGCCGCAAGTTTATTAGACCAGACGTAGAAAAGGGAGAGTTCTTTTGGTATGTTCCATTGACGGGAGCGACTCTATGTGGGACTGGTAGCTGCAAGCGGACTCATATGAGAAAGCTTCTCAAAAAAATTAGGCAGGCTGAAAATGTTGACCTAACAAAAAAAGAAGAAGACCCATCGGACGAGACCTGAATATACCTTATCCCGCCAACTGTATTAGCACCTATCCACTCAATCACTTATATCGTTAAATCACCCAACAGTTACTTAACCCGTAGTACTGAAAAAGGAGAGAAATTATGAAGATGAATATCGAAGACGCTAAGGCCGCAATCAAGTCACTCGACGTTACTATTCCAGTTTTCCTGTGGGGACCCCCTGGAGTGGGAAAGTCTGCACTTGTGAAGCAGCTTGCCGAGGAAGTCGGAATGGGATTCAAAGATGTCCGCCTCACTACCATTGACCCAACTGACCTTCGAGGTCTGCCATATATTTATGAGGGCAGGGCGTATTGGGCAAACCCAGTAATCTTGCCACAGAGGGCAGACGAAAAGAACGGAATAAAGGGAGATGAGGAACATGGATATTTGCTCTTAGATGAATTGAATTCTGCTCACACTACCATTCAGGCTGGCGCCTATCAGTTGGTGCTTGACCGTAGGGTTGGTGAATATATTCTTCCCGATGGGTGGCGCATTATCGCTGCCGGTAACAGAGAAGAGGACCGTGGTGTTACTTTCCAGATGCCTCGCCCCCTACAGAATAGATTTGTCCATATTGAGATTGAGGTTGACAAAAAGATCTGGGTCAATTGGGCCATGAAGTCTGGAGTGTCACCAACTGTTATAGCTTTTATTGAGTCCCAACCTGGAATGCTTAACCCGCAGGATAAGGATAAAACGAAAAAGGCTTTCCCCACTCCTCGCACCTGGGAGTATTCCAGCCGTATTATTGAAACGGTAAAGAATGAAGACTTACTCATCCCATTGCTCCAGGGCACTATTGGAGATGCGGCAAGCCACCAATTTGTAAGTTTCCTTAAGCTGCGCCACAAGCTTCCAAATCTGGACAAGATTTTTGCTGGAAAGCAGGAGGAGTTGCCAACTGAGACCTCTCTTCAGTATGCTTTTTATGCTGCCCTTTGTGGCAAAGTGGATGATTTGGTCAAGGAAAAGGGCATCACTAAGCTCACTAAAGATGATAAGTTTATCGGTGGTTTGGTATATTGCATCACCAAATTGGAAAGAGAGTTTGTAGAGCTTATCGTTCGTCATCTTTCTGAAAGGCAGGGTCAGCTTTTTGTCTCTATAATCAAAACCGCACCCGCTCTCGCAAAAGAACTCACTAAAATGTATGGTGAGATGATGACGGTTAGCATGAAATTCGGTGGTGGGAAATAGAACGGTTTGGTGCTATATTTAAGGGAGTGGGAATTACCCCACTCCCTTTAACTGGGTGTTAGCTGAAGTAGATATAGGAGTTAAAAATGGCAGATTTTCTGGCTGGTAAAAGCGATTCTGAAATTGCAAAGATTAAAATAGCGGCAGCTAAGAGAGAAGCTCATTCTAAATGTCCTTTCTTTGCGTTTCTTTTATTCGCTCCTAATTATAAAGAAATGCCAGACGAACTATGGACCAGTAGAGGCGGAGAGCCAACGATGGCAACTGACGGAGAGAATATTCTATATTCCGTTCAGTTTGTCAAGAACATTCCTATTGACCAGCTTATTGGCGTTCTTATACATGAAGTGTTGCACTGCGCTTTACTTCACGTCGTTAGAAAGGGTGTTCGTGATATTATTAAGTGGAACTATGCTATAGATTATGCTACCAATTCCATCATAACAAAAAATAATATAAGCCTCCCACCCGGAAGCCTATACGACCCGAAATATAATGACAAGAGTGCTGAAGAGATTTATATCGACATCTCTAAAAATCCGCCAAATATAAAGAAAGTAAAAATGTTTGACATGCATATGTTTGGAGACGATAAAGACGACAAGAAAAAGAACAATGGTGGAGGCCAGAGTTCTAGTGAAAAGTTCAAGGAGCAGATGTGGAAGTCTCACCTCGCTAACGCCGCTGTTCAGGCACGCCAACAGGGGAAGCTCCCAGCTGGGATGGAACGTATTATCGAAGGAGTTCTGGAAGATAAGATTCCTTGGCAGCAAATGCTTGCTCGCTATTTAAGCCCATTTGCTCTAAAAACTGATTATGATTGGTGCAAGCCTAATAAAAAGATGCTCCAGTCTGGTATCGTTCTTCCTGGGTTTAGCTCCGAAAGTCTCGAGATAGCAGTAGGAGTAGATACTTCTGGATCTATCAGCGAAAAAGACATCCAGTGTTTCCTTGGTGAAGTTCGAGGAATTATGAGTGTGGCTCAGTCTTATAACATTCATATTATCGGATGTGATGCAGCCGCTAATGAAGAAAATTATCATCTTGTCACAGAATGTGACCCAACCCTTCCCAAAGGTCTTGGAGGCGGGGGCGGAACTGATTTTCGTCCCGTCTTTGACCTTGTGGAAAAGAAGGGTATCAGGCCGGCTGTACTTGTTTATTTCACCGATGGGTATGGAACATTCCCTGAAAAGCCCCCAGCATATGACGTTATCTGGTGTGTAGTTCCTGGTGGAGTAGGCGCCGAACAGATTCCATGGGGCATGTATGTCAAGACAGAGTTTGAGCAAGAAGAAGGTTAGCTGTATATTTAAAGGATAGAGTGGGCCGCCTGCAGGCGGCCCAGAAAGGAAATAAAATGCCAGATAGATTTATTTATAGCAATACGGGAGCACTTGCCTACCGAGTTTCGGACCAGGGGAGTAGTATCTTTATATATAATGCCCAAGGCCAATTAGCGTATAGATACGACCGAGCTGCAAACATTACATATGATGCAACAGGTGGAATTGTTATGTTCGGTTCTATCCTACCGAACCTATCATAATGCTTCCTAACATGTGGTGGGGATATCTTCACTCGAATGGAACTATTCAAGTCAAAAGATGGTGGGGAAACCGCGCAGACTATACCACTGATTGTGAAAATAGTCCCTTTGTTGTTAGCGTAGTCCAACCCTTTGAGGCTAATAGTAGAGAGGACGCTATGCAGATTGCACGTGCGCATTTGTTTCCAATCCCGCACATCATTCCAAAACACCAATGAACGCATTGTTGAACTTTTGGCCTCGAAAAAATGATGAATATTAAAGAAGCCGCATATAAGGACAGTAGGAGCTGGTGGTGAGCAAGAAACATATAAATAGAGAACAAGAGCGACAGACAGTGAGACAAGAACAAAACTACGCGAACACACAGCGAATGCCGCTAGAACCACCTCGTTATGTTAAGCCTCCAGATTTCGATATTGTGATAGAGGGCTATGTTCCTTTCGGTGTTTTATGGAACAATATAAAAACTGAATGGCATAGCCGCTGGGATACTTTCACAAATGTCATCAAGCAACGAATAGTGAAATATCTGGTATCATGGCACCAACAAAACAGAAACCTATGAGCGACGAAATGAAATCGAGAAAGAGGAGAAGTGAAGTAGGTAACACTAGCTCTATTGCTTCAGTTTTAGAATTATCAAAAATTGTGTTCCTTATCGGTGGTGATTTCCTTACCTTGAAAAAAGACGGAACGGTCTGGGCCTGGGGGAAGTACAATGGCAATGGCCAACTCGGTAACGGGACAAACACCGAGAGCAATGTTCCCGTCCAAGTTTCAGGGCTCACTGGGGTAACGGCCATCGCGGGGGGCGGTGCACATTCCCTCGCCTTGAAAAACGATGGTACGGTTTGGGCCTGGGGGTATAACGGCGATGGCGAGCTTGGCAACGGGACCAACATCAATAGTAATGTCCCCGTTCAAGTCTCAGGGCTCACGGGAATCACAGCTATCTCAGCGGGCCATTCTCATTCACTCGCCTTGAAAAATGACGGTACGGTCTGGGCCTGGGGGTGGAACGGTTGGGGCCAACTCGGCAACGGGATCTGGGACAATAGCCAAGTTCCTGTTCGCGTTGCTGGGCTTACCCACATTATAGCTATCTCTTCTGGCTACACGCATTCCATTGCCCTGAAAGACGATGGAACGGTCTGGGCGTGGGGATATAACAAATATGGACAACTCGGCAACGGAACTAGGGACGATAGCTATGTCCCCGTTCAAGTTGCAGGACTTACAGGGATTACGGCCATCGCCGGAGGTAATGACTATTCCCTCGCCTTGAAAAATGATGGGACGGTATGGGCCTGGGGGTGTAATTATTGGGGTCAACTCGGCAACGGGACCTATACAGACAGAGATCTCCCAGTTCAAGTTTCATGGCTCACTGACGTTACGGCCATTGTTGGAAGTGGCGACCATTCCCTTGCCTTGAAAAACGACGGCACGGTCTGGGCCTGGGGGTATAACGGCGAAGGCGAGCTTGGCAACGGGACCAACACGTGTAGCAATGTCCCCGTCCAGGTTTCAGGGCTTACCGGGGTCACCGCCATCGCGGGAGGTGGGGGACATTCCCTCGCCTTCAAAAATGATGGGACAATCTGGACCTGGGGACGTAATAATTACGACCAACTCGGTAACTGGGGCAACACCGATAGCAATGTCCCCGTTCAGGTAACTTAGTATAACGCCTAGTTTTCGAGTCAATGGTCGAAGATTCTGTGATATCATCAGTGCGTAATAGATTAGAAACGTTTGCACCACTTGAGCAGAAAGTGACAGTCAAATGAAATCGGTCGGGATTGCAAAACTATTTGATACATCTTCAGTTCCAGTGACCATTATATTCGGTAATGGATTGGGGCATGTTATTGCTTTTCAGAGTGATGGGACGGTTTGTATTGGGGGAGGAGGTAACGGTACCGACGAACTTACAAACAAAATCAACACCAATAACAAGGTTCTAACCCCGATTTCGAGGCTCACGGGGATTACGGCTGTCGCGAAGGGCTTTTCCCATTCCCTCGCCTTGAAAGATGACGGGACGGTATGGGCCTGGGGTGCTAATAGTTACGGCCAGCTTGGCAATGGGATCTGGGACAGTAGCGGTCTCCCCGTTCAGGTTTCAGGGCTTACCGGCGTTACGGCCATCTCGGTGGGCGGTAACCATTCTCTTGCCTTGAGAAATGACAGAACTGTCTGGGCGTGGGGGCGCAATAATCACGGCGAAATCGGTAACGGGACGAATACCAATAGCAATATCCCCGTTCAGGTTTCAGGGCTCACGGGGATCACGACCATCACTGGGGGCGGATATCATTCCCTTGCCTTGAAAAATGACGGTACGGTCTGGGCCTGGGGGGGTAACTGGGACGGCCAACTCGGCAACGGGACTAGGGATGATAGCAATGTTCCTATTCAAGTTTCAGGGCTCACTGGGATTACGGACATCGTTGGGGGTGGTTGGCATTCCCTCGCCTTAAAAAACGACGGTACGGTCTGGGCCTGGGGGTGGAACGGTTGGGGCCAACTCGGCAACGGGGTCTCGGGCAACAATAACAATCTTCCAGCTCAGGTTTCAGGGCTTATAGGGATCACGGCCATCACGGGGGGCGGTGCACATTCCATCGCATTGAAAAGTGATGGGACGGTCTGGGCGTGGGGGCGCAATAATCACGGCCAACGCGGTAATGGAGCCAACACCGATAGCAATGTCCCAGTTCAGGTGACTTAGTATAACAGCTAATTGTCGAGTCAATGGTCGCAGATTATGTAATATCACCAGTGCGTAGGGAATTAGAGACGTTTGCATCATTTGAGCAGAAAGGAACAGTCAAATGAAATCATCCGAAATCGTAAAACTACTCAATGACTCTTCAGTTGTAGCTGTTGTAAGTAGCGGCTCACATTCCCTCGCCTTGAAAAGTGACGGGACGGTCTTGGCGTGGGGGAGGAATTTTGACGGCCAACTCGGCAACGGGACTAGGGACGATAGCAATGTTCCCGTCCAAGTTTTGGGGCTGAGCGGAATTACGGCTATCGCAGCGGGCCATTCTCATTCCCTCGCCTTGAAAAACGACGGTACGGTCTGGGCGTGGGGTGCTAACTGGTCTGGCGAACTCGGCAACGGGACCAACACGTGTAGCAATGTCCCCGTCCAGGTTTCAGGGCTCACTGGCGTTACGGCTATCGCTGGAGGCTTTTGTCATTCCCTTGCCCTCAAAAGTGACGGGACAGTCTGGGCATGGGGTGATAATGGAGGCGGCCAACTCGGCAATGGGACCAACACATGGAGCAATGTCCCCGTTCAGGTTTCAGGTTTAACTGGAATTATGGCCATTGCGGGGGGCTGTTATCATTCCCTCGCCTTGAAAAATGACGGTACGGTCTGGGCCTGTGGGTATAATGGTTTCGGCGAACTCGGCAACGGGACCAACTCCGATAGCAGTCTCCCCGTCCAGGTTTCAGGGCTCACTGGGGTAACGGCCATCGCGGGGGGCTGGTCTCATTCCCTCGCCTTGAAAAACGACGGTACGGTCTGGGCATGGGGGTGGAATTACCTCGGCGCACTCGGCAACGGAACCTGGAACAGTAGCAATATCCCCGTCAAAGTTTCAGGACTTACGGGGCTCACTAAAATCGCGGGTGGCTATCTCCATTCCCTCGCCTTGAAAAACGACGGCACGGTCTGGGCCTGGGGGTGGAACGGTTGGGGCCAACTCGGCAACGGAACCAACACGTGTAGCAATGTCCCCGTCCAGGTTTCAGGGCTCACTGGCGTTACGGCTATCGCGGGAAGTTCTGGCCATTCCCTCGCATTAAAGAGTGACGGGACGGTCTTGGCCTGGGGATGTAATGATTACGGCCAACTTAGCAATGGGACCTACACTAATAGCAATATCCCCGTCCACGTTTTAGGGCTCACAGGGGTTACGGCCGTCGTGGAGGGCAGTAATCATTTCCTCGCCTTGAAAAATGACGGGACAGTTTGGGCCTGGGGTGATAATGAATACGGCCAGCTTGGCAACGGGACCAACACCGGTAGCAATGCCCCCGTTCAAGTTTTAGGGCTCACGGAGATCATTGCAATCGCGGCTGGAGATTATCATTCCCTCGCCCTGAAAAGTAACGGGACCGTCTGGGTCTGGGGGTGGAATTTTTACGGCCAACTCGGCAACGGGACCTACACTAGTAGCAATGTCCCCATCCAGATTTTGGGGTTCACTAGGGTTATTGCCATTGCTGGGGGCTATGACCATTCCCTCGCCTTAAAAAATGACGGTACGGTCTGGGCCTGGGGGCGTAATTATTGGGGTCAACTCGGCAATGAGACAACTATAGATAGCAATTACCCTGTTAAGGTCTCAGGGCTCACGAGGGTCACTAAAATCGCGGGAGCCCGTTGTCATTCCCTCGCATTGAAAAATGACGGGACGGTTTGGGCATGGGGGTATAACGATGACGGCGAACTCGGCAACGGGACCTACTCCCAGAGCAATCTCCCCGTCCAGGTTGCAGGGCTCACTGGCGTTACGGCCATCGTTGGGGGTAGTCGTCATTCCCTTGCCTTGCGGAATGACGGTACAGTCTGGACGTGGGGTAATAATGAATACGGCCAGCTTGGCAACGGGGCCAATGCCAATAGCAATCTCCCCGTCCAGGTTGCAGGGCTCACTAGCGTCACAGCTATCGCGGCGGGCTGGGCTCATTCCCTCACCTTGAAAAATGATGGGACGGTCTTGACCTGGGGATGGACTAATTACGGTCAATTTGACAACGGGGTTCGCATCAATAGCAAAATCCCTAACCAGTTTGACACACGAGCCAAACGTCAATTTGTTGTGCAATTGGAGTGGTCAAGTTGACAAAGAGAACCACCAAAACTAACAACTACGAGGAAAACAACGAAATGAAATTGACCAAGCGAGCAAAAGCATTTGACAAATCCGCAGTCATAGCGACTATCAAACTTGATAATGGATTAGAACATGCTATTGCTTTGCAGAATGACAGGACGGTCTAGGCGTGGGGGGGTACAACAATTCCGGTCAGCCTAGAAACAAGACAACTAAACACAGTAAATCTCCCTTTCAGGTGACTTAGTTAACAGCCAAATTTCGAGTCAATACTCTAAATTCTGTGGTGCAATCAGGCATAGGGGATTAGAGACGTTTGCATTTGAGCAGAAAGGAGCGATCGAATGAAATCGGCTAGGGTTTCAAAACCATTCGACACATCTGTATTTACAAAAATTATCACGCTCGCTACTAGTAGGGGCTCACATTCCCTCGCCTTGAAAAAAGACGGTACGGTCTGGGCTTGGGGGGGTAACTGGGCAGGCCAGCTTGGCAACGGGGCCGATATCACCAGCAGCAATCTTCCTGTCCAGGTTTCAGGATTGAATTAAACTTGAAGCATAATAACCACGGACAACTTTAAATCGATACACTTAAAAATTAATAGCAAGGAGTACAATATGAGAGAAGATATTGATATTTATGCTATCCCTCCGGATGATAAGGGGTGGCGGATACTACCTAATGGGAACAAAGTGATGCTAGGTGAAGATGTAAAACTAGGCTATGGTGTGCAGCTTGGTGAATATGTTAGTATTGGTTCTGGCACGAGAATTGGTGGTCTCGTGTGGATAGGTAATTTTGTATCGTTTAAGAATAATGTAGAAGTTGGCAACAAGGTGATGATAGGTCATGGCGTCACTATAGGCAAAAATGTTAAATTAGGCAATAGTGTAATTCTTGGCAATGGTGTAATATTATGTGACGACGTACGCCTTGGGGATAACGTGATTCTTGGAGACGACACGTGTCTCGGCAGCGGGACAACTAGTGACACACTCTATAAAGATTTTATCTCTGCACTACCAGAAGTATTTGAGGCATGGAAATGGGTGACGGCGGAACGTAAATCTCCCTTTTCTGATGTGGTACGGGATTATTCAGATGGAGCCATCGTGGAAGAACCGGCGGCTATTCGCGATAACAAGGTAACTGGCCCAGGCTTATACGTAGTTCGTCCAGGTTACAGGCCTGAATATCTTGGACTTGCGTGGCCTAACTCAGGACTAATTTGTCTTCGAGTGGAGGTTCGTCGGGAGGATGTTTGCTTCGGTGGGCTTCCGACTAGGGATGCTATCCTACGCGTCAAAAGACTTAAGGTGCTTAATCAGGTAGGCTAATAATGAAAGTCGGAGTGAAGCTGAGAATGCTGCATATTTCCATAGTTAAAACCAAGGCTTGCTCAAAATAATTTCTAAAACTAAAAAGAATTCGGAGGAAAAATGAGCAGAATAATTCTCCTCAATGAAATTATAACTATCTCTCGTAAGGATTTAAAATATTGCCATGTACCTAAGAAAGGAAAGCCAATACTTGAAAACTATCCAGCGAAAAAGATATTTGGCAGAGTAAATTCTATGGACAGGCGAGGCATTGAGATGTCGTTAATGATTCCCATGTTAGAGAATGAAACAATAGTGGGAACGATGGACACTGGAGTTCAAATTATTATTCCCACTAAAAAAGTTGACCGCATTCTCGACAAATTTTATGGTACAGACTTTGGCACCGCCGCCTCCTTGCCAGAAGAGATACATATTCCTACTCAGAAAACACTAGTGTCGGTAAAGGTTCATCGCCCTGGGGAGGTGAACATGAAGTTTACTCCGACACTCACTACAAATATTGCCGCCGTAGCCGAACAGATTAAAAAGGGGAATGAGGCATCTAGAGTCACGATCTTTGGCGACATTGGCTCTGGTAAAACTTCACTAGCGGAAACACTATTTAGCGCTATTGGAATTCCATATATTATTGTAAATCAATATTGGTGGGCCGCAATGCCCTTTGAGGATTTAATTAGCGGCCTAAATTTTCTAGCTGATGTTGGAGCGGAAAGAAAACTTGGCATTATGCTTGATAATTTAGATGAACTTGTCGCGAGCACTTTGGTAAGCGATGCAGGGGGACAAGGTACAAGTAGTAGCCAAACAGCTACTCTACTTTTTCATCTTTCTCGTATATTCCGCCTCTTTCCTGGGACTATTATCTCAACGACCTCTAGTGGTGAAGGTCTCGGTCATTTAAACGCTCAGACTCAATACTTTTTTAGTCTTAGTCTAAGTGAAACAGAACGGGCAAGTTTCTGGGAAATGATTTGTCCTACTGCTAGTAAAATGAAAGAAGAAATTGCAAGAGAAAATTTACCGATTAGTATTATGTGTGCTTTACTAAAGCAAGCTAAGGCCATAGGATCTCTTCATAAAAGAAAGAATCCATCTGACGAAGATGTCAGGTGCGCATTGCAGTGCTGTGGAAAGAAAGAAGATGGGCAGCAGACTGGGTTTATCAACGCACATTTCCACCCTGATGACCAAGTCAAACAGATTAAACGAAAGGAGGATTAAAATGAAGGCTAAGGCAAAAAACAGGTATTTTGTTAACGACCTTACTCCTTACGTCGGAAGAATTATTACCTTTAAAGTTAATGTTGCTCACTCTGGACACAAAGAAGATACTCAAACCCCGTTATTTCTTTTGCGTGAAGTAAAAGAAACTGCCAGTGGGCATTTGTTGCTTGTAGGGGTTAACCTTAAAAGAGTTGAAGACATTCACACCCTAGACCGTAATACGGTTCCATTTAGATCTTTTAGGGTCGATCGTGTGCAATTCGGCTCTCTAAAGGTGATAGTTTGACCAATGAATAACCTTGTCAAAGAGTCAAGAGAGGCTATTAGAGCGTTTATAGAGAATCCAACTAGGCAACGGTTAATAGCCATAAAGAAGCTAACCGATGAAGACAATCGAGCAGCTGGGCCTTGTTTAGTGAGCAAACACTGCGTTTTAAAAACAACAAACATCTCTGAATGCGCAAAGTGTCCCCTAGGAACGGTAAATGAAGTTGGTGATACCATGTGCTGGTTCGTTAGACTAGACAATCCTATAACCTGGAAAAAGCATAAGGCAACAATACTTAAAGCTTTAATAGAATTTCAGGCCGGGCTTTAAATCTTAAGGAGGAATTTATGGAACTGAAAAAACTAGGAATATATGGGTGTGAGGCCATTGAAGACCTCATAGCCGCATCTATTTTAACCGGAGATTCGGCTATGTTTATTGGCAGTGCTGGAACTGGCAAAACATTTATGCTAGAGAGACTGGCCGAAGCTCTCGATCTTAAGTTCATTGCCTATAATTGTTCATCTAATAATTTTGAAGATCTTATTGGATTTCCCATTCTGAATTCAGATAAATCGGCGATGGACTTTATCCCTACCCCAACATCTATTTGGGGAGTTAACCTTGTTCTTCTTGATGAGATTAATAGGGCTAGGCTTGACATTCAGAATCACTATTTTCAGCTCATTAGGAATCGTAGCATCCAGGGGAAGAAAGTAGATAGTCTTAAATGGGTTTTTGCCGCGATGAACCCATTGAGTTATGCAGGAACTCAGCCGCTTGATAAAGCTCTCGCTGACCGTTTTGCTTGGGTTATCAGGACTCCTGCTTTTCATGTAATAAACGAGGAAGATAGACATAGTATTATAAGTAATATCACATGTGACGATGCTCCTGCTATGAGTCATTGGGGCTTTTCTAAGTCATTTAGCCGAGACGAGAAATTGACAGTTGAACTAAAGTCATATTTCAAAGCCGCAGCCGCCATTTACAATCAGTATCTTAACGATTGTAACGATGTGATCCAATATGTAGACGATTTTATTATTTCAGTTAACAATGCAAGCGGTTACTCTGGGACCATAGAGGGCCGCAGAGCGGGTATTCTCCTTCGCAACATCCTTTCTCTCGCGGCAGTTAGAGAGGCTAGTGGCTTACCTGGTGGCCTGGAAGCAGCAGCAGGTAAAGCTATTTTCCATTCGTTCATCAATGAAGCTGTTGATGAACCTATTCCAAACAAGGTACTTGAGACTGCCCATGAGAAGGCCAAGGTATATCTGCGTAAGTCCGCCTCGTCTATCATGGAGACTATTGAGCGTTTACCTTATTCAATTCAAAAAATAGCTAAGGGTATGAGATATAACATTGATCCGGTAGTCTTGGGTGGATATATAAACGCCCACCTCTCGGAGATTAATTCGGACCCAATGGCGATGGAAGCTTTTGCTTTAGCCATTTGGCCATTTCTAAAAAATTCTAACGTTACCAATGATGCTCTTGCTTCTATAGCCAGCATAATTTCCATTATACTTTCTAACCAAGACTCGGACTTTTATCAGGATGTATCACTTAGAGAAGAAATAGATATTAAGACGTCGGGGGCACTTGAACTGAACCATATAATTGATTTGATAACTCCAAATCCCAAACAGAATTTTACTAATATATCTAACTTGCTTAATTCAAAAGATGTCTATGACGAGATATCTCACCGCCAAGGACTAAGACCAAAGTTGTCGTCCCATACAGACTTTTCAGCCGAAAAAGTGAGAGGAGCTAAGATGTTAAAGGCTTATATGTACGTGTTGTCCAATAACAATTTTACTCCAGATGTATTTGCCTCATCTCAACAGAAGGAGGTATAAATGCTTAAGATAACCTGTTTTACTCCCAACAAAGACAAGGCAATGTTAGAAAACATTTTGCTACTTATAGAGTCTGAATCTGACGAGAAGCGCATAGCCATATTTAGAGAATTTAATGACTTCGGAGAGGTTCACTGTAAAGGCTGGCCCATTCTCAATCAAGAAGATTATGATAATTGTATGCTTATAGTTAAAAACCAAGGACTTAATGAATCATTTGTGGTGGACAGTCCGGACTCTGAAAATGCTAACGTTATAACTAATATTTTCCGACATACTTTACTGCCTGGACCATTTCATAAAGTCATTTCCACTTCTATTGCAGCTGATTTTTGGAGTGCTGCACAGCTTCGTGCCAATAGACCACAAAGCTATGGCGAATCAGTTGATATTTTTACTTTCGATGCACTAAAAGAAATGTGGAAATCTATTGGGAAAAGTGGATTTAGCAGTAAAAGTAAATCAGACTTATACGAGGGATTTGCTGAATCTGCAAGTGATATAGCCACTAGTCCAGAAAGCGAGGAATTCTGTAATCAACTTCCTGCTCGTATGATACAATTGGAAAATAACTATCATACTACTTATATGAAGCCCAATACTACCATCATGTCTCCTACCAAGGTCTTAGCTCTCACCTCCAGAATATCTGGAAAAGTGCTCTATAACAAAGAGTCCTCGCCAGAGATTACTAATGATACAATTAGAAATAGACACATCATTGTAGACTTAATCGATCCATATAAAGATCCGATAGAAAGCGGTTTTACTACGGAGCAAGAAGCTCTGGCTGCTCTGACACCTATTCCTCACAAGGAATAAACAAATGCCGGACAAGAAAGCATTCAATCCGGAAGAGTTTAGAAAAGATGTTATTAACGCTATGGGGGCCAACGCCCTAGCCATGTCAAGCTTTGTAAGAGTAGCTGATATACAGTTTGACACTTCTGTCCCCACTGCCGCAATTTCTTTGGACGGTTTGCCTGTTATTCATGTTAACCCAGACTTCGTGGAAAAATACGCTACTACCCCAGAACATAGATTTGTCCTTATCTACCATGAGCTACTGCATATGATACTTGGGCATGGTGTTAAAATCAAAGACATGTCAGACAATGTAATAGCCGATGCCCTTATCAATTCTATCATATGCTGCCAGTATCCTCAAGCTAGATATACTCGGTTCTTTACAAATTTTTACGACGCTAAGAAGTTTCCAGATAACATTTTAAGACCGTATTCCAAGTTCGATAAATTTACCCACCGGCAAAAGTACCGTAAGCTATATTCTTTTTCGGGTATGTCCTGGCAAGACTTAAGGCGCTGGTATGACGAAAACACTAAAGAAGCAGGCAAGCCCCTAGAAACCCCCACCCTTCTTGGAACTCACGGAAAGGCAAAGACCGAGGGCAGTGGAGAGGTCTTGCTTCCTATAGCCGATGGGATTCGTAAATCTATTGAAAACGCTATTCGAGAGGAAGTAGAAAAAGAGCAAAATAGGATCAGGCAGAAATACTATAGGAGAAGTAACCCAGACTTTAATAAAATGGAAAAGGAGTTACAAGAATGTACAGAGCAGGGTTTTTCAAATAGCGTTTTTCTTAGAGCCATTACGAGAATGACCGAGTCAGTTAGGAAGAAAAGTGCTATTGAAAAAGTTCTTCTTGCTCAGTCTAAACAAAGTCTTTCCTCTCGTGTTGAGACTGCTATCCGTGGGATGTTCCCCAAAATTCCACTCATGACCCCTATCCCTAATTTTAGAGATAGATATGCGATTGCCGCCCAACAAGCCGGGGTGTACCGTCCCTTCTATAAGAACCCATTACTACCGAGAGATTATGGGGCGTGTAGCATTTATGTTGATGTCTCTGAAAGTATGGGTAATTATATGCGGCTAGTATATAAAGTTGCCGTTGATTGCAAGGATTATCTAGACGATAAAATCTTTTTATTCTCTAATGTTATTGAGCCAATCACTAAAAATGAACTATTAAAGGGAGTTGTTAAAAGCACAGGAGGGACTGACTTTAACATAATTATATCTCACATGGAGAAAAACAAAATTAAAAAGGCAGTTTTGTTCACCGACGGGTGGGCAGGGATAAATAAGGATGGTCTTAGGTCCATAGAAAAGCACGGTTTAAGTATTATCTGTGTTCTAACTCCTCACGGGACAGAAGCCAATGTTAAGAAAATGTCTAAGCAAATTATAAAGATTGAGGAAGGAGACATTAAATGAATAGCCGAATACCCATTCCTGTTTCTGGAGATGCTGTAAGTGAATTTGATCCTACCAAAGATGCAATAACAATAAGCATTGTGCCATCTAATCGGGCACCAGATGAACCAAAGTGGCGAGTGCATATAGGACGAACCATCTTAAAAAATGCTGGCGCAATGCACTTTTCTTATCTTCAGTCGTGGCGTAGTATGGAAGCCGCTTTCAAAGATAGGAACGCACGTGGTCGTGGATTTGTTTTAATGCTCAATGGGGAAGCGAGGCACGTCGTTACCCCAAAGAGCTGGGACTTTCCAGAGCAATATAACATAAGCTTTGACTCTGATATTATAGACCCATTTCCTATTGCTACTAAAGAGCAGGTCATCAGATATAATAATTTTGACCGTACTTCTATCGGGGGTTCTACATACCCAGTGAGTAACTATGTCGCTCATTCTGCTAGGACAATTATGTCATCTGTATTGGGAAACGAATTTATCCAAATAGGAGGTTTTGATTTTCCAAATAATGGATACTATGGAGTGCTCGGTATACCCATTGACCGTCTAGCGTTAGATGAATACACGAAGGAGATGTGCTTAAAAATTTATGGAGCTTCTTACAAGTTTAACTCCGCCACTAAGACATGCTGGGTAGAAAAGCAGTTTGATAATGGAGCAAAAGATTATTATGTTGGCGACGGAGGGGCGAACAGACTAAAGTTCTTTAATATCTTATCTTTAGAGAGAAAACAATAGGACGTGCGAAAGTTTGAAGAACTCATGTAACCAAAGATCAGATTGACAACAAGGTGAAAAAATATTATATTGATACAAAGACAGTTAGAAAGGAAGCAATGCGCAAATATAATGATTTCACGATAAGCTTATCTGGAAACCGAAAGACTAAATATATCATCGATGTAACTAAAGGCTGTATCGGAGCTAGAGTAACTGATGGAGGTTGCTATCACTCTTGCTTCTCTTTGAAAATGGCCAGAATGGCCGGGGTAGATTTCGCTCACACTGTAATTGGTACTCTTAACGAGGACCTATTACTCAAGCAGCTTAAAAAGGTAAAAGATCAAAGCTATATTAGGATTGGTGTTGCTGGAGATCCCTCCGAGGCTTGGGAGCTTACCGTTAAAGTATCTCAACTAATTCATAGTGTAGGAATTGTACCAATAGTGACCACCAAGGTGTGGAGAGAACCAACACTTGGCCAACTAGAGAAAATGGCCAAAGCTAATGTATTTCTCCATATATCTTGCTCTGGTTTAGATCGAGACCAGGAGATCGAAAGGAGGATAAAGATACTACAACAATATAAAGCCTGCGGCGGTAATCCTGTTATGAGAATTGTCTCTGCGCCATTTAAGCTTGGAACTGGAGAGCAGATGAAACAGGAGCAACTAGTCCTAGAGGCGGATAAAAACAAGATTCCAATTTTAGAAACTCCTCTGCGAGTATTCAAAAATGTCTGGTATTTTAACAAAATGGATGAGACAAAGCTCAAACATCACGTCTCTATTTTTTCCGGTAAACCAGACTCTCAGCTCACAGCGGGATTTATTTTAACTAATGACCCAAACAATATGTGTTATGCATGTAAGGAGTGCAAAAATGAGTGCCAGCCGAAATACAAAGAATAAACCAAAAAACATGAAGAAGTATAATGAGTATCGAGTGGCTTTAACGGAGTTTATAGCAAATCCATCTAAAGATACGCTTGCTGCGTTGCGTAAAATTGAATATACACAAAGCCCATGCTGCCCTAAAAAATCCTATGATGCTGACTCTGATCCGACGGCTAACTGCGAAAGGTGCTTGATAAGGCAGCCTATTGATAACCTGGAAAGTATGTGCCTCCTGTGTTATATAGACGATACTGAAATCGATAAAAAGGAAGATCCTGTAGCAGCCGCATTGGTTGCGGCCTTGATGCTTCAGCCCATTTTCGAAGGAAATGACGCTGAACCTAGAGAGAAAGAAGCATAGTTATTCCATATAAAGAAAAAAAAATAAAAGAATTCATTGCGAATCTCCCCATGGAGAGAAAATGTCTATAGACCGTAAAAAAGGGAAACAAGGACAGAAAACAGTAATAGAGTTAGGACATAAAGCGGTATTAGAGCTAATGGACATATTTGCCGCAGGGTCTAACATTGGAGCTCAAAGCACCCATGACACATGGGGGTTTTATCATTCAGATCCAAAAGTAATTTTAAAGCTACTAGACAGAATGTCCAAAGACTTAATTATGGAGACGAAAAGAATTAAAAAAAATAGGAGAACGTATGTCTCGCCTTAAGGGCGCAGAATCAGAGGCAATGTTTGCCTACGTGGCACTTAAGCTGCAATGGGAGATTGCAGAACCATTGCATCATTCTCCATATACATATGATTTTATTATTCGTAGACATTCTAGAAAATGGGAAACTGTACAAGTTAAAACTGCATGGTGTGAAACAAGGACAGGCAATCGCAAAAAAACAATTAGAGTCTCATTGCGCCATACTTCAGCCAGTAGATATAATGTCAGATATAAACACGGAGATTTCGATTTGCTATGCGTTGTATATTATGATGATGTGTGGCTTATTCCCTGGAAGAAAGTTAAAAATAACTCCACAGTTGTAATATCTAGCAAGAAATATGATGCTTATAAAATGGACCTCAACCGAGGCGTTAAGCCAAAGACAATAATACCAAGAGCTAACTAATGCAGGGGTAAATGTATGATTGAACTTTTGAGTGTTGATGCAGAAACCAGAGCTGCCATTCTTGCACGAGATCATAGCATTTGTGTGATGTGTGGAAGTTCAGGGCCATTAGTTTTTCACGAGGTAGTTCCAGGTTGTTGGCCTCCTCCTCCACGCAATGGCAATAAAGCTCGATATGAAAGCGAGAGACTAGTAACATTATGCAAACCATGCGCGTTCAAAGTCGAAACAATGACTAACAGTCCTTATTGTAATATACTCGAACAGAGTCTTTGGAAAGACTGCGACGAAAAATGGAGAGTTTGTCGCGATAAAAACGACTGGCCCCTTATTACACTGTTAACAACGGGACGCCGGTTGGCTCACAAAACTCGTTTTGGAGCAGAGATCACTTCTCGTCCTGAAAGCATTTCAGAGCATAGCTATTGGGTTGCTTTGTTTGCTAAGGCCATTGCTCGACATTATGTTGAGCCGACAGGTTTAAAGGTAAATGAAGGACACGTTCTTGATATAGCTTTAAATCATGATATTCCAGAAATCTTAACCACTGATGTGCCTAACCCGATCAAAAAAGCCTCCCGCGCTGTCGAAAGATTCTATAATCGCCAAGAAAAATTAGCCACTATTGAACTAGCAAAATGTCTTGGGTTTTCAGACTTTAGTGGCTTAGTTCAAGAATTTAATGAAGGCAAGACTATCGAGGCCCAGATAGTTAAAATGGCAGACAAGTTGAGTGGGCTTATTTGGTGCGTTGAGGAATTGGCATGCGGCAATAGAAATATTGTTATCGCTTTTCGTGGCTATTATAATGAATTGGTGGCGCAGGGCAACGTAGAAGACATCCCAGATTGGCGCAAAAAACTAATAAGCGACGTGACTGGATTCGTGGAACATCATTTCTCTCTTCAAATATTGAAAGATGAAATAGTAGGAGACAAATGAAATTACGAGCTCTTCCGCAAGAAAGCCCCCCCCCCGGGGGGGCTAACCGTGGAAGTACGTCAGAAAAGTCTATTGAGAAAACACTTATCTTAGGGGGTCCATCGTGATGAAAGTTGGTAGCAGAGTATGTTTATCTAATAATAGCGACATAAGAGGTTTTATAATGGAAATTTCGGGTGACATTGCATTGGTCCGATGGGATACTGGTAAAACTATAGCAACTTCTATTGATTCATTAGAGATGATTAAAACATATCGGGCTCACAGTGCAGACTGGTTAAGATCCTTAGACAAGGATGATCCACGTAAACCCAGTCTTGACTAAACAAGCCCACGTATTGTGGGCCTCTCTATGTTTTCTAAGGTGACGATTCAATCCTATTCCTCTCTCTAGAGGCTGTATTAACGACACCTGTACTGATGGAGATAGCATATGTTGACAAGCGGTTTAGAAACTGAATACGCAATAACAATTATCTAACTGGAATATTGCAGTTATTCTGCAAAAGTTAAAACCTTCAGAAAAAGGAGAGCAAAATGAAATATAGAGTAGTTATGACGGGCACGGCGATGGTCTCTACTGGAGTGAGTATTGAAGCAGATAGTAAAGAAGAAGCTGAAAATAAAGCATTAGAAATGGCAGATCGTGGAGATGTAGTTTGGGAATATCAGGGGCTTGTAGAAGACAACCGAATTGAAGCAGAGGTTATCCAGGGAGGACAAAATGCCTAAAAAATCAGAAGGCATGACTCTAAACATAGCTAGAGACAAAATATATGAGATTAACAAAGACTTTGAAAAAATAACCAAAGAACTTAATGCAATAGTTAGTTTTCTAGAAGAACGTGGTAATCAGATTGAAAACCAGCAGGACATTGAGATTATGCAAGCCGCGATTGCCTCTTTGAGAGAGGTATCTCAATCGCTCAAGTCAGCCGAACAGTGGGTCGACTTCTTATGCCAGTACGGACCCACTTCCGACTAACAACTTCTAAGCTCATCTTTAGGTGTGGTTCTAAGTCTTTTTCTTCTTGCGCGTGGTAGATGAAACGGAAGGAGTAACAGAAAAAGAAACTAACTCTCCAGTCTCACTGTTAAATTCTGCGGACAGATATCCTCTTTCGTCTTCTTGTTTACCAAATAAACCATTGAGAATTCCTAACAGGCCTACTAGGTACCTATTGTTTTCTACCACAACTTGCACTGTGGGGTGGGAGGCCAATGCCTTATTACAAGGCACTCTCTGAGTACAAAGATTTGTTATCGCTTCCTTATCAAGTTTAATCAACTCATTAAGTAGAGCCACTGCCTCATTTACTGAAACTTTTTTTATTTTCATTTAGTCTCCTGAATGTGAAGACTGACCTGGGATGTTAACCAAGTAATCTATCTGGTTCAACTCTGCAACAGACATCTCAAATGTAGGGGGAAGGTCAACCTTCTGAATGTTAATATCAACCTCTTCGTCCAAAAGAGCATTGATCTCTTGCATATAGCTGGACTGGTTTTCATCAGGAATGGTCATTACGCCTTTTTCCTTATCTGGAACTCCAAATTTTTCAAAGAGTTCCTTTCTCTTCTCTTCAAAGAGTTTAATTACCGCTTCGACCTCAAGGTAATCCTTATGCAGTTTGAACAGCACAGACAGTGGAAACTTTTGTAGGCTTAAGTTCTTAAGGGTATCTACTGAATTTAAAATTTGACTCATCTTAATCTTCATTGTTTAATCCTCCTAGCTCGTCGCCGAATAAATATAATACCATAATCTCAAAAAGTCAAGTGATTTTAAAATTGGAGATGCCATGTTAAAAAATATTAAAGAGTTTCTTACCTCTACCAACAATAACTTAGTGGAAGTTGTCAGTTGTAGAGAAGGACCGTTAAGCACAGAAATAATTTTAAAACTTCTAGATTACAAGAAGGTGGGGCTAGTAGAAAAAAGTCTCGAAGGATTATCTTTTTTCCTTCAAGCGTCTTCTCATATTTTAATTCCGGACCCACTTTGTGGGGGCTTTAGACTAATTATCCCAGTAGATAATATTAAATCTATACCTTTTAACGAGAAAAAAATAATTAGACCTACCCAAATATTTTTAGGAATAGACGACAGAGGCGCGGATCTGACACTATATTTAAGCGATATAACCCACACTCTTATAGCGGGAGCAACTGGATCTGGAAAGTCTATGTGTATTCACACTATTATCCATTCTCTTCTAGTCAAACAGGGCGTTAGTATAGTTTATTTGGACCCCAAAAGAGTGGAGAGCCAGCTATATAGTGGAATAGCAAATTCTAGTATCATGCGGATTGCCTCTACGAATGAGGACATATTGAAAGAGTTAACTATGATCCATAGCTGGATGGAAGATAGGTATCAATATATGGCTAATCACCATATCCGAGATGCCATGTCTAAATGGCTAGAGAATCACGATGAGAACCTAAAACCTATGGTTTTAATTTGCGACGAAGTCGGGGGTATATTTTCTGGAATTCCTGCAGCAAAAAACATTTTGCTGTCCTTGTCATCTCGATCTAGAGCAGCGGGACTTAGGATCTTTTTAGCCACCCAACGTCCAGACGCCAAGATTATTGACGGAGCCATTAAGGCAAACTTTACCACGAGAATATGTTTTAAAACAAGCTCTAAGATAGATTCATACGTTATCCTTGGTTTCGGAGGAGGAGAACATTTAAAGGGCAAAGGACATGGTATCCTTCTCGGCAATGATAATAGTATTACCACATTTAAGGGAGCTGTAATAGAAGGCATCAGACTAAGTAAATATAGCACTACAAATACATATTGTCCTGCGGCTGCGGCTCCTGTTGTGCTTGACTCCATTGGAGAAAACCTGGGCCAGCTAAAAAAGCTAAAATAGAAAGAGAGGAAAATAAAATGTGGCCCTTTAAGAAGACAGCATTAGATAGAACTATAGATGTAGAAGAAATGCCGAGTGAGTTAGCAATACGTTATTGGGAAGATTTAAGTTTCATAGCTCAGTGGTTTTATAAAACACATGTGTATGAAAGTCAAAGATATATCAAGAGCGATGAAAGAAAAACACTTCCTCTGCGAGACTTAATCGAATCCATTGGAGCTGTTGGTCGCTTAGAACAATTTCCCAATCTAGAAACCATAGCACATATCAATAACCTCGCAATAGAGTATAAATTTACCTGTGGAGTCTATGATCCAGCTGCTGGTCTCGTGACTATTCATCCTAATATTCGTAGCTTCCTAGATGCACCAGAGAATATTATTCAGCCAGTATTAAATACTCTATTTAGAAAACTTTCTGGGCGCAGATTAGACCGAGGAGATCGCAAAGATATTTTCAGGAATGGCATAGTTAAGGACCTATTCGCAAATTACACGGTCATCTCTGGGATAGCTGGATATCCTCAAGTAGCACCTGATTACCACACTCTCCAGTCTATTGTTGGTCCATATGCAAGAATAGACAAAGAATTTGACGTTTGGTCTATGTCCGCATTACCTCTTACTTATGAATATTTTGACGCGATGAAAGTAGCAACAGAGTATGCCAGAGTAAGACCTCTAGAGGGCGAAATCCCCGCAATATGCATGCATCCTATGTGCCGCAAGAGATTTAAGATAGACAGTAGAATAGCTGATTTATTTAGATTTCATTTCTGGGATAATCAGGTTGAATTTATCGCCACGTTTTGTAGTGATGCCCATGCTTTTGCGGCAAGAGAAAATGGGATTAGATCTCTTCGCTCTCATGTTGATTTTGTCTCTAATCTGCCTGAACATGGCATTGAGAATGGTTTTGCTACACCTGAAAATCAACTCTCAGAATACCTAAATCCGGACTTAGCGGTTGCTGGACATCGCTATTATGTAAAATACCCTCTATGTAAACAACCTTTCTACGTTGAATTTCATAGACTTCTCCACTCAGTGTATGATGACAGTACATGGGATTCTAAATATATCGATGATAACGCTATGACTCCCTTAGAAGTTGGTGAAAATATTCACCAATATACCGTTCCCACTTTAGAATATTGGTTAAATACATTTATTCAATATAATTTGTATGTCAATGTTGATAGTAGTCAACCAGAAAAAGAACAGCAAAAGTGTCGAGCAAAAGAGGCTGCTATCCTTGGTAAGATTCAACAAATTCTCCTTCGCGATTCTCGTTATAGAAGTTATCCGCTGACTCAATCTTTCCCCAAATACTATTAATAAAAATTTATATGACAAGGAGGTAAGATGGCTATAGATTCCCTTTCCAAATTGGTTGAACAATATTCTCAGGCTTACGGTAGAAAGCGTCTCACCAATAAAGAGATGCTTGACAAAATTAAAGAATTCAAAGCTACTAATAACGAAACTATTATGACCGAAATGATTGGAGCTAACATTGGGCTAATCATCAAGGACACTTATAGTATAGTAAAAGACTATACTCAAGTGGAAACATATATTGGCAGTGCTATAATTGGGTTTATTGAGGGCGTTAAGCATTTTGATGTTACTAGAGGTATTAATCTTGCTAACCCAAATGGATATATTTTTGAATGGGTTAGGGCAATGATTCATAAAGACTTCTATAAAGATAAGGCGTTTCTCTCTGGTTTGACTGGCAAGAATAAAATGATTATCAATGCTCTTATCCAAGCTGAAAAAACAGGGTCTTTATCTACTCCCGACTTGATTAACTCCGTAGCTAATCAATTAAAAGAGGATAAGAAAACTGTCGCTTCGGTACATTCCACCATTGGTTCTAAAATGAGCTTGTCTTATATGAGTGGCAACGACGTAGTAGACATCCAATACGTAGAAAATAACCCAATGTCTACTATAAATCTATGCCATATTAAATCTGCTCTTTTGCCTGTTCTTAAAGAAATTCTCACCGAAAGAGAACTAACGACTATTATGGCTCGAACTATGGAAGACGAAACTCTTGAAACAATTGGAAAGAGACTCGGAGTTTCTAAAGAAGCAGTTAGAATATACGAGAAGACCGCATTCAAAAAACTACGAGAGGATGCCCGAATAAAAGCTCTCTTTAATGCTCTCGATTAAAAAAAAATATCAAGAATGGAGGTGATCCAATACTCTATATACTATAATTTTAATCCTCTGACTTTAGTCGAGGTAATCCACAAATCACTCTAAACACAGGAGCGTATTATGGAAACTTTTGTAGTTGACACTAGCGTTGTTTTAGAAGACTTTGAGGTGATTAACGACTTAGAAAATGCAGAAGTAGTTATTCCATTAGCCGTACTGCAAGAGTTAGACGACCATAAGAGAGACCTAGGTGTTACAGGATATAATGCCCGCTCATTTATAAAACTACTTGAAAAGCTTAGACAAAATGCCAGTCTTTCTGACGGTGTCCCACTTGGCCCCTCCTGCTCTCTAAAAGTAGAAACTACAGAGTTTCCTCATCCTACGGCCGACCAACGAATACTTGCCCTCTGCGAGCGTCTACAGAAAGAAGCTAAGAATAAAATCTTTCTTCTCTCTGAGGATATTTCCTTAAGATTACTGGCAGAGGGAAAAGGTGTTTCAGCTAAGTCGGGCATGTATATGCATGACGAAAGCCTGTATAGAGGGGTGAGAGAGATACAAGTGGATAAGTCCGAGTTAGATTTATTTTTTAAAAATAAGCAGATGCCAATCTCATCGGCCTATCCTAATGAATACTTTATTATGCGCACTGCTACTAATGGAGGGGCGATAGGCAAGTATAAACAAAAAGCTGGGTGCATTATTCCCTTAGGAGACACGGAAGCGGTTAACGATTTTGTTCGTGCTAGAAATGCCAATCAAAGATTTCTAGTCGACGCTATACTGGATCCAGACATTTCCATCGTAATGGCGGCCTCTAGGGCTGGTTGTGGGAAAACGATTATAGCTTTGGGAACAGCTTTATATCTTACTCGACAAACTAGAGATTACCAAAGAGTAGTGATCACTAAAGCCGTAACCCCCGTTGGGGGAAGAGATGCAATAGGGTATTTACCCGGATCGTTTGACGAGAAAATGCGCTTTTGGACTCTAAATTTTACCGACAACTTATCTGTAATATCTAACTGGGAAAGTGGCGGATATGGATCTGATATTTTCACAGCTAAGGATATAGAAGTATGCTCTCTAATGCATATGAGAGGGAGATCCTTACATCACTCTATAATTATCTTAGACGAAGCTCAAAATATTTCCCCTAAAGAAGCCAAGACGATTGTGACTAGAATAGGAGAAGGATCTAAGCTTATTGTTCTTGGGGACATAACTCAGATAGATGTTCCATATTTGAATGAATATAATAATGGTCTCACTTATATGACCAATAAGTTTAAGGACTACGATATTGCGGCAAGTGTGTATCTAGACAAAAATGAACGGTCCAAATTATCTACTTTGGCCGCAGAAATTATGTAAGTGATGGAGGCAAAAATGATTAGTACTGAAGACAGTGTAAGAACATTCTTGGAGTGTATGTCGATAAGTCCCACCGGTGACGCCGAGCAAGACAACAAACTTCAAGAGATATTAAAGAAAAGTATTTATGACTTATGCTTTGTGATGGTTCCAGACGTTGATTCTTTAGTGAGTGAGAAAGGAGTATTTACACCATCTTCTATTGAGCATGGAGCAGTAATGAAGGCCTTCTTTAGCGAACAACGTAAGGTTATCTTTTCTGTTTTTAGTGGAATAGCTAAACTTAAGGAACAAGGTGAAAAGGACAAAGCTGAACTTAGAAATGAGATTCAAAATTTAAGAGAAGAGATTGCTAGAATGGGAACTAGAATGAAAGCCATAATGAAGAATCAACTCACATCTTAGTGGTTGGCATGGAAATTGCTCGCGCGTGCGCGCGCGTATTATTAAATAATATAATAATATTATAATAATATAATACGACTCAATTGAGGTTTACAATTGAGGGCATCATATGAGAGACAACAATTAAGGCAAACATATTGAGGCAAACATATTGAGACAAATATATTGAGGCAAATATATTGAGGCAAACATATTGAGGCAGATAAATAGTGACATTATTAAATTATTTGGCATATTGTGCTGCAATGATATTATTATCTTTTGCAAATAAGAGGTGTATGTTGTTATATGTATTTAACTATTTCTCTAAATAATTTCTTTATAAGAATTGTTTTAAAAACATTACGGGAATTTTAAAAATACATCTGGAAATCAGAGTAAGTTGAAGAAAAGGAGAAAACATGATAAATTTAATCGGAATCCTTCTGGGCGCCATTTCTACCGAAGCAACTGTAAAAGTTCTTCTTAGAGGGGCTATTTTTGAAGTTCCTAGAAATTGGATTTATTCTAAAATCTCAGAAAATAACTTCTTTGGTAAATTAATCAGATGTCCGTATTGTTTGTCTTTTTGGGTGTCGGCTATATTGGTAGGTGCGTATCTTTTGTCTCTGGATCTGTTTTGGTTATATGTATCTTGGACATGTATCTGTCGCTTAAGTAATATTGCCCACGACATTTCAGATAAAATTTATTATTCGCAATACGGAACTGGGACAGAAAAATAACCATTGACTTTTTAGTTTTTAAACTTATATTAAGGCAAAGAAAAGAAAGGAAAAAAGACCATGAATGATTTGTTTGGAATTTCTAGCATGGGAAGTACATATGAACAGAGGAAAGTTGAACGTTTTGAAGATTCAAAACGGCATATAGTAGTTGATACAGCCGCCGTAACTGACTCAGACAAACCATATGAGACTGCAATAAAGCATCCGAAGTATAATGGTGGGAACTGGATAGTTGTGCAGTTATACAATACTAAGGAGGAGGCTATTATAGGTCATAAGAAGTGGGTTATAAAAATGACGTCTGATAAACTTCCAAAGAAGATTAAGGACGTGTCCACAAGCATCATAATAGACTTAATAAATTTCATGGCTATAGATTAAGCACTGTATTCATTTAACTGTTATATATGCTTATAGCTCAAGTAAAACCGAAAGAAAGGAATAGCATATGATAACTGATAATAAGTTAAAGTTTTGGATCGAAAACGGTCAAAATGTTTTATTCGTTGGCAAACATGGAGTTGGTAAGACAGCGAGAGTTATTGAGGCTTTTAACGAGGCTAAGCTAAATTGGCTGTATTTTAGCGCCTCAACTCTTGATCCCTGGGTAGATTTCATTGGTATTCCAAAAGAAGTGAAGGATAATCATGGTAACTCATATATAGATCTTGTAAGACCTAAACCATTTGCTGAAGATACCGTAGAGGCAATATTTCTAGACGAATATAATCGATCTCCAAAGAAAGTCCGAAATGCAGTAATGGAACTAATTCAGTTTAAGTCTATCAACGGGAAAAAATTCAAAAATCTAAAGATCATCTGGGCGGCCATCAACCCTGAAGACGAAGAAGAAGAGGGTGCAAACGGCGGATACGATGTTGAGAAATTGGACCCAGCTCAGAAAGATAGGTTTCACGTCATTGTGAATGTTCCGTATAAGCCCGACAGAAGTTTCTTTGTTAATAAATATGGAAAAGCTATTGCTGATAGCGCTATAAATTGGTGGACTTCTTTAGACAAGAAGGGGAAAGATAGCGTCTCTCCTAGAAGACTTGATTATGCTATAGATCTTTACACTAAAAAAGGAGACATGAGAGATGTCTTACCAAGTAACGTCAATGTGACTAAACTATTTCGAGAGTTAGGTAGTGAAGATATTAAGGACACTTTAGCTAATCTATACAGTACACAAGATGTCTCAGCTACAAAAAAGTTTCTTTCCTCTAGAAATAACATTGATATTATGCTTAAAACTTTAGAGGAAAATGCTAATTACAGGGACTTTTTCCTACCTCTTATGGGTGAAGAGGATCTGGCTAAAATAATAACGGAAAGTAAGTCAATATACCAATATGTCATTACCAGTGGCAAGTTTGATAATACAATTGCAGAAATTAAGAAAACTGGATCAAAGTTAGCTAAAACCATCGCTAACGATACTCTAGCTCTCAGTTATACCTTTTCTCATAAGCTGCTAGATTCTCTGCCTTCTTTGCCAATGGTCAATAAGTACAAGCTAGGCGGAAAAAGTCTCTATGATACGCTGCATGCCTCTCTAGGTCTAATGAACAATACATACTATAGGGTGTTTGCAGTAGACGTTGCTATTCTAAACTTACAACCAACAGACGATAAGAAAACATTCGAAATGGTGACGAATGTATTGCAAATACTATTCAATCAATCTATCCCGTCAACTATTTTTAATATCAAGCACTTAGATCGTCTTTTGGGCTTTGTCATTAAAAAAGTTAGCGCATTTCACGGAAAAACACCCGACAAAGAATTTATGGATTTTCGCTTAAAACTTACACCCACAGGACAGAAAAGACTAAACTTGTTCTTAACCAAATTCGGGAGCTTGTATGCCTAAAATGGAAGATACTATAAACCTATCAACCGAAGAGTTTGCAGAGATTGCTAGAGGCCTAGAGATTCATCATGCGATATTTTCTGTTTTATGGAACCTAGGCAAGCCAGTATTCACTAACTTGGTTCAAACGGCAGCTGTAGCCTTTGATGAGCAAGGCAAGTCTATTGTGTTTTATTTCAATCCGGTTTTTTGGAAGAAGCTTTCCGACTATGAAAGAAATTTTATTATTTGCCACGAATGTCTTCATGTGGCCCTTGGTCACGGTGTCAGGCTAAGGGCTATTACTGATTCTTCTCACGATCCTAACATAGCGGCTGACATTGTTGTCAATAATATGCTTATAAAATCTATGGGATTTGACCGAAGTAAGCTTTCTATGGCGGATGACTTATGCTGGATTGATACGATTTTCAAGCATTCTGAGAAGGTGGAGAAGGATAGATGTCTGGAGTATTATTACAATATACTGCATAAAAATGCAGAAAAAGAAGCTAGTGGATTAGGAGTGGGGTCAGGAGTTGGGTCTATAGATAGTCATGATGGGATAAAAGATTTAGATCAAGGCGCTCTCGATGATTTAACTGATAACGCTATGGGAGGCTTAAACCAGGATGATCTTAAATCCTTTTCTGAAAAGGTTAGCCAATATAAAGAAGAACTAGATGCTGGAGATATTTGTGCCGGACGGACAGCTGGCACTATAGCAGGAAGGCTTACTCAAGTTGTTAAGCTAACAGAAGTTGTCACCAAAAAGAAATGGGAGACGGTTATTAGAAAATGGGCAAGACAACACATTAAAGACTCCAGCAAAGATTTTGAACAGTGGGCTAGGACCAACAGAAGGTTTAGTGACATTATTGCAGCGTCTAATTTATTTTTACCGTCGGAGATGGAAATAGACCAGCGAGAGCAGGAACTAAGTAAAATAAAAGTGGTTTTCTTCCAAGATACTTCTGGTTCATGCTCTCATTTTGCTAAAAGATTTTTTACTGCAGCCTCTAGCTTACCAAAAGATAAATTCGATGTAGAGCTATACTGCTTTGATACGGAAGTATATAAGACGTCCTTAGATAGCGGAAAGTTATATGGTTTTGGCGGCACTTCATTTAGAATATTAGAAAACTATGTTCGGTATAAAATATCCAATAATGACCCTAAGAAATATCCAAAGGCCATTTTTGTTATCACGGATGGATATGGGGACAATATCTCACCTCAGTTTCCTCAGAATTGGTATTGGTTCCTGTCATCTGATAATAGAAGTTGTATTCCTTCTGCGTGTAATATTTTTAAGCTTTCAGATTTTGAATAGTTGGGCATTGACTTTTAGCCTTAATAGTGTTATATTATTTTGACGGAGGTTGTACAAATATGGCAAAGGTATATCTAAGGGACAAGGAACCTATTGAAAGAGCGCTAAAGCGCTTCAGCGTTGCAGTAGCTAAAGATGGAATTCTAAGAGAGTTAAAGCTTAGGAAGTATTACTTAACTGAAAATCAACGCAGGAGACTCAAAAAAGAAGAAGCTCGCAAGAGATTTATGAAGAATCTTAAGAAAAAGCTTCTTAAGGAAGCTACGTCTAACGGAAGATAATGCCAAAGAGAATAGAGGAAATAAAGATTAGATTTGCTAATGCTAGGATGGCTATTGACGCCCTTCCGATTGATGCAGATGTAAAGGAGCAGTTGAAGAAGATTATGACTTCTCACTTGAGGACGATTATTTCATATGCAGAAAACACCGAAGAAAAGCAAAATTAACAAACAGCTTGTAGATAAAATTAAAAATAAAATTGACATTCTAAAGTTGGTTGAAGATTTAGGCTTTAGCGTAGTTAAATCATCTAACGATCGATGGGTTATGTGTTGCCTCTTCCATGAGGAAAGAACCCCGAGTATGACGCTTTATAAAGACTCTAATAGTTTTTATTGCTATGGCTGTACTGAAAGTGGTGATGTAATAACCCTATTACAGAAGGCTAAGGGGCTCTCATTTGTTGAGGCTGTTAAATTCTTAGCAAAGAGAGGCGGAATTGATGTTGAATCTTCAAATGAAGAAACCTTCCATTGGGAAGGTTCAGATGAATACTCTGAAGAGCCCGGTACCGAGCTCGACTACGAAGATATATTTACTTTTGTTGCCATGGAGACGAGAAAGTTGATAGAACAAATCAAAGATGTTTACTCAACAGACTCCGTGGAGTTTAATGAGGCTGTGTCTTCGATGGAGAGTATTTACCAGAAGTTTGATAACACTGACGTTTCTGGCGTAAAAATGTTAGCGCTCTCTCAGCTAGAAGGCTTAGCCAACGAGCTTAGGGAGACTTTAAATGAAAGTAGGGGTCATCGGGGACATTCATATGGGGGCATCTTACCACTTTGGACACACACTTAAAAGCGGACTAAATTCTAGACTTTCAGACTTTAGAAAAACTCTAGCATTCTGCATTGATAGCGCAGGCGAGTTTGGTGCCGAATTAGTTGTTCTTACGGGAGATTTGTTTAGAAATTCAAAGCCAGGGACATTTGAACAGGATGCATTATGGGAAGAGCTTAAGCGAGGGTATAAAAAATATAATATTCAGTACCTTATCGCTGCCGGTAATCACGATATGCCATCCTATTGTCGTAAAACGATAAGTACAGTAGCCCACAATATTAATAACAATAATTACATAACCGCGATAGACACTATAAAGTGTTTAGATTATCCTGATGATTTTAGTATTGTAGTTGTGCCATTCTATAATAAAGTTACTGAGAAAATGAATAGTACTGAGGATGTTCTTAGTAAAATCAAAAATGATCTCTCAGTTTTAAAACCGAACAAGAAAACATTATGCGTGTGGCACTGTATATCTGAGGGAACAACTCTTGGAGATTCTGTCGGGATGGAGGTAGACGCTCTTAATGAGCCAGTAATACCATTAACCCTAAGCAAGCAGTATAGTATATCTATTTTTGGTCACGTCCATAGACATAGTATAATTGCTAAGGGTAAGCAGTATGTTATTAATCTTGGCTCTATGGAAGTTAACGATTTTACAGACTCAGATCAAGATAAGTTCATGGCACTGATAGACACGGCAAACATGAAGCCCAAACTTGTTAAGCTTCCTGTGATCAAGGCAACTACTTTAAACTTGAAATCGTTCGCGTCGATTCTTCCTGACATGGAAGAGATGATTAAAAGAGAAAGCGTAGAGGGTAAGATTGTTCGCATTCATATAGAGACAAATGAAGATGCTCTGAGAACATATAATGAACAATTAGCTAAAGAGCTAATAGAGAAAAAGCTTGGTGCATATAAATATATGGGAGCAACGTTTAAGATCAAAACATCAGACGATGAATTAGCTGGTGTTGACGTCTCATCTACTCTCTCTGCGAGTGGATCTATTCTTTCTCATATTAGAACGTTTTTAGAGAGACATGACAAAGAGATGATCGATGAAACAATTTCCTACGTGAAGGGAGTTCTTGCTCAGATAGAAACTCTCAAAGAGGAAGATTAACATGCGATTAGTCTCTCTAGAAATGATTGATTTTATGGCTTATACCGAACAGCAAATAAATTTTGATGAGAACGGGTGCTATATTATTCTTGGTAGAAATGCTGACAGATACGGTAAATCAAACGGAGTGGGTAAGAGCTCGATATTTATAGCAATTTATGCTGCGCTATATAACCAGATTAGGGGTAAAACATTAACTCAGGCTATTCGCGCTGGAGCCAAGGGATATAAACTTACATTAGTTTTGCAGTCTGCTGATGGATATTATCAAATTATTAGAAGTAGAAGAAGAGATGGAACTTCTACGACTTTTATGTTTTATGATTCTACAGGTAAGTTTGAGGAAGATAAAAGAGTAGACTTGACCTGTCACAATCAAGATGATACCCAGGAGAGGATCAATGCTTTACTGAAGATGAATGCAAAATCATTTAGCCATTCGGTATATTTTAAAGAAGATATGGCATCTGCTTTTGCTAAGGCTAAAAAGGGAGAGCGTTTTGAGCTCATTAAAAACTCTTTACAAATAGATCAATATGATAAAATTGTGAAAATTGCTAAGGCAGATTTAGACCAGGTTAACGCTACCATTAAGGAGATATCAGATTATATTACCTTAGCAGAGCAAAGTTTGATTAATTTAGAGACACAAACAGCTGAACAGAAAGAGCTAGAGTTAAGCATAGAAAGAGCTGGTCTTGAAATAGCACAGATAGAATCAAAGTTATCTGAGATAATTTCCATTAAGAATAGTGTAGCTGACTTAGAACAATTAAAAAAGGATTGTATAAAAAAGAAGAATTTAGCTATATCTAACTTAAGTGATACTGAAAATAGACTACATGAGTTAGATAAAAAGATAGGAGAGGCCAACGCTAAGATTGAACAATATAGAGCATCGTTAAAGAAAATGAACCTTCAGTATAAATCTCTGGTCAATGAAAAAAATGGTATAATTATTATGCCAGAAGATGAGGTAGCAAAGATCAATGATGACATTCTGGCTTGTCAGGTAAAAATAAGACAGAATCTAGAAACTATTGAATCTGCAAGAGAGATGATAGCGGCTTTATCTAAGGCCCATGGTCTTAACTGCCCAACATGCACTAGCCCATTAGATGCTAAGAAGAGGAAACTTTTAGTTGACTCCGCTAATAATTCTATTGATACAGCGATTGCGTCTAACGATCTTTTAAGTCAAAGAGTAAATAGCAATAGTAAAACATTAAATGACAATGCATCTAAAATAGATAGACTAAATAGTTTAAATAGGCAGATAGATCAACTTACGTTTCAGGCTAATTCTATGATGAAAGATGGGGAAAGTTTAAAGAGTATTATTGCTTCTCTTCAGCCGGAAAGAGATGCAGCGGCTCAGAGTGTAAAAGAACAGACTACTCAACTAGAAGCAATAAAAATGGAGTTGGCAAAGATAGAGAAGCAGATTTCTCTTAAGTATGATGACGAGATAGAAGGGAAACTAATAAACAAAAAACAGTCTCTGTTGGGGTATATAGCTACAAGCAATCAGAGAATAGGAGTTATAGAGGAAACAAATAAAGCTATTAGGGAGTCAATTAAAGACTTAGGAGTCAAACAAGCAGAGCTTAACGCTTTAAGTTTCAAAAGAACAATAGTGGAAAATGTTATTGATAGTTGCTCTAAAAAGGGAGGGATACCATCTATTTTAATCGGGCAAGCGCTAAAGGAGATAGAGAAGTATGCTAACCAAACCCTGTCTAGTTTTGATGATTATGACGCTCTCTCTATAAAATTTATTACCTCTAAGCCAGATGAAATAGAAATTATGGTAAGAAAAGACCCAGAGGTAGAGTTTAGAGAGTTTGATACATTCTCTGGAGCAGAAAGATTCATTGTGTCTTTTGCGATTCGTATGGCTATGTCTGAAATTCTTTCACATAAGTACGGGTCGGACCTCCAATTTATTTTATTGGATGAAGCTGGTACGGCTCTAGATGATTATAATATGGGTTTATTCGCTAATATATTAAAGAGAATGGCTTCAGATAAGCTAGTGTTATGTATTACTCACCAGAAAGAATTGCAAGATCATATCCCACAAACGATACTAGTAAAGAGAAGCGGTGGGAAGTCAGAGATTTTAGTTAACAATAAGGAAATGAGAGAAGAGGCTTAGCTGACTATTAATAAAATGTCTTGTTATGGGCGAGTTGTGCTCTAGGGGAGCAGTCATGTCAATTTATATTACTCGTACTCCGCTAACAAATGATGAGCGGGTTGAATTGGAAGCTGAAGAGGAGCAGCTTGATGCAGTTAGAAACTCATATTGTGGAAGCCAGGGGCCGAAAGAATCATGTGAGATATCATATGACGCATGCGGGACTCCACTGTATACCATAAAGGCTTCTGAACATGATCCGTATTATATAGACGCCCTTGCAGCAGCAGTCCAGAATGGAAATGGAAGAAGCGCCATAAGAGTCAAAGTGAATGGTAATATTCCAATTGTAAGAAATACGGGGCATAAGGGTTTTGTTTATCCAGGGTATGATGGAACTCCTGATAATGTGAGAAGCAGCTACGCCTTTTCGTATCTTAAGGATGAACCTATTAATGTAGTCTCAACAATTCCACTTCAAGATGGAGTTAAAAGAGTAGTTTCAGTCATAGAAAGGCCACAGGAGTTTGCTAGGTGGTATATTATAGAGGCCGAAGTTGGCATAGAGCCGCCTCCACCTAGAATTACTCCCGCATACTTCCCGAGAGGGAAAGGAGTAGCGCCTTGGTGGAAGACCTTATATCCCGATGGGTCTCCCTCCACGGCCACGACAGGATGACAGAGAATATAAAAGAAAAGAAAGAAAGATTGTCCTATTCTAAGATAGACTGCTATAAGCAATGTCCATTTAAGTATAAGAAAATTCATATTGATAAAGACATTCCGTTCAAGGAGTCTTTACCAGTTAGGTATGGAAATTTTTTACATGGAGTCCTAGAGGATTTAGGCAAGGCCATCAAGAACAATGGCAATAAATTTCCAGAAAATATCAATGATATTGTTGCAAGATCCTGGAAGAAGTATCGGGCTACTCAGAAGATATTTGATGAGGCTCTCATTAAAGAGGCCGTTGATATTATTCATAACGTTGGCAAGAAGTTAAAGTATTCTAACGAAATTATTTTAGAGGTAGAAAAGACATTTAAGATGGACCTGGATGAGAAGTATTTTATTCAGGGCAAAATCGACCAGGTCTTAAAGGCGGGAGATAGGTATTTAATTAGAGATTATAAAACAAATGCAGACATAAAATATCTCCTAGCGGACCCGCTGCAGCTAAAGATATATGCAATGGCATACAGCAGACTCAATAATATACCGGCAGATAAAATAGATTGCAGTTATTTAATGTTGAGAATGGACTGTCAGGAACCTAAATCTAGTTTTACTGAAGACGAAATTGCAGAAACAGAAATCTACTTAAAGACTATTATTCGAGAAATGGAAGCCTCTAAGGCGAGTGGAGAATATAAATGTGTCACCAGTGGGCTTTGCCCGTGGTGCCCAGCTTTTGACTACTGTCCTGCTGCTAGTAAAAATCCAAAACTCCAAATTAAAAGGGCAGAGCTAAAAAATCTTGGTAAGGTAGATTAACAAATCGTTGCGGGGGTTAATCCCCCAGGGGAATGTCATGAGACTTTATAAAATCTCAGAAGAAGAAGAAGACCAGAGTACAGACCTAAGCAGTGGTTTGGAGTCGTCTGAGTCACCGCAAGATCCTACAGAAAACGCGGGAGAAAATACCGAAGAAAATACAGAAGAGAGTAAGAAGCTATTAAAAGAAAAGGAGAAGGAGTTATTAATAGAACATTTTGTTGACATTTTAATCAACAGACTATGGTCTGATAATTTTCTATCAATTGGGTCATCTGAACTAGCCCACAATATAGGGCTGAATTTTGTGGATAATATGGAAAAAATTAGGGATTTTTTAAATACGGTTTCTCCTCCTCCAGATCAGGCTAAGTCTGAGCATGAGACTTTATACCCCTATGGAGTTCCGATTAAAAATGAAGAAGACGCCTTTCGATATATGCAGCATGTGGAATCATTTGAGCCCAAGGCGCGGGACTTGGGGGAAAATTATGCTTATGAACTCATGAAACGTCTCGGTCTTACATCGTTAATACCACAATGGATATCCATAAACACCCCAATCGAGAAGTCAAATGGAGGTGAGACTGGGTTAACATTGGGAGAGACCTTAACAGATGGTACGACTCCACTAGATATTTTGTTAAATCGAGAATCTTCGCTAGATGACTTATCTAGGGTGGAAGAGATTTATGATGCTGATAAGATTCTAGAGGAATTGCCAGGAAAAGAGGCAGACCGAAAGAGAGGAGAGCTCCTACTTAAGTTAAAAGAGGTTGAAAATAATATATCTTCTATTAATGTTCCTAAAAGAGTAGATTCGAAAATCGAAGAGTTGTCAAAAAAACTTGATATTGTGCTTCGGCGCGCAGCTGAAAATCTCAAAGATAAATATGGTTTATCCGATGAAGAGATCAAAGATCCTAATAATCTAGCCTACGTAGCGCAATTAGATACGATGAAACCAATTAAGCCTAGGGAATTTAAAGATGGTGCTCCTATTGGTGATATATCAATCATTCCAGATATAGCTAAAGCTGGGGCAAGCGATATAGCAAAATTTTTATTGATATCAAGGCTATCTGGGGCGAAAGTTTTTCTCACTAGGAATCAAAAATCAGAAAGCCCGATAGGAGGGGGCGTGGCTACGAAGTTTCCAGCTAGTATTTCAGGGACAGATACGTTCAAGAACAATAGGGTTTCGTCTGCCTCGGCCCTTGTGAGCTATTCTGGAAATGTGAGTACATTAGATAATCGAGAGTTCAAGGCGATTCTAGACAAATATTTATTGAGAGTAGATAGTGAAGAAGTAGATAGTGAAGAAGTAGATAGTGAAAAAGTAGATAGTAAAATAAACTCTGGTTGGCAGGGGATGTATATTTGGCCGATGGCCTTTAGTCGAGAGCTGGGCGTGTTTACATGTATGCCAACAGAGGCAATGTTGGGGTTGGGGGAAGAACTCTATGCTGCAGTGGAGGCAAAAGACAAAGATCAAATTAAAAATATAATAGCGAAGTATAAATATAATTCTTATGGTGTTTTAACGAATATCTCCGATAAATCATTGTCTAAAAATAATAATACGTTTAGTTTTATTGCAACGCCGGTTCAAATGATTAAGGCCCTAGCAGAAGAGAAGGGGATTAGTCCCGAAGAAGTATATGATGACGTTAGGGGGTTTATTGCAGAAAGGAGTGGGTCTCTAAAAGAAGATGCCGGGGAGTTAATCTTAGATAATAAGGAACGGATGATACCCTTTCCACCGGAAGCTCTAATTGCTATTGCTTTTTATATTGTAAGGTTATTTATCTCTACCTGTAGAGCTAATGCAATTTCTACTATAGAGGAATACACTTCCAATGAAAAGGTACAGAAAGATGTGACCTCTGCTATTAATGGACTAATAGACGATTTGGATGTAGCTCTAAACTCGGCGGAGGATTTTGAATTATCGGCGGGGACGACTAAATCTTTTACTAGGTCAATTTTAGAAGCATCTAGGCTTGAGAAGTTTGGGGTTTCAATTGATAAGCTCAAGTCTTTGGCTATGGAGGGGATTTCACGATCTCTTCGAAGTGGGGCTTTGTTGTCTTTAGAGAAAGCGCCATTTGAATTCACAAAACAGGCCTCGTTCAATAGAGAGGCAATTTATAATATTGCGACTGCTTTATCTGGGGCGGTATTAGATAAGATTAAAACCCCAAAAGGGGAAGTTAAAATCAATATGACTAACCTTCTCTCTGGGGTAAGACTAACAGATTTTAGCTCAAAGACGATATTGGATATAGAAAAAACTAAGCAGTATGGAAAGTATCTATTAACTTGGTCACCGGAAACCAGGTCTAGTACTTCAGAAACTGTGCGCCGATCAATGGTCAGGATGACGAGTCTAGTAGATAATAATTGTAAGGGGATGTGGATTGTTGGTGTGGAGCAGGATAAAGCATCCGATACAACTGTTTTGTCTGTAAAGGTTAATTCTAACCTAGTTTTCCAGAATCATGGTAATGGGGCAAAGATTACGATTTATAGGGTTGTAGACGGAGGGAGACAGGAGGTTCTTTCGGCACAAGCTAGTAAGATTACAGTACGTCTACCTAATGAAGATAAGAGCAATGACAAAAAAAATAGCGTTGTAGACGGAGGGAGACAGGAGGTTCTTTCGGCACAGGCTAGTGAGATTATAGTACGCTCAGCTGTGAGAGATAAGAGCAATGATAAAAGAAAGAAGACAAATCCCCGTCGTAGACAGGAAGGTGGAAAACTTTATCGCTTGTTTATTACTCCCAGTATTAATTTTGAGTATAATGAGAACTCAGATTATGAACTGGATATAGGGCAGGAGATTATGTATCAGGCTAGACTAGCAACAGAAAAAAATACTTTAGACGTTTGGATAAGAGAAGTCAATAGGGAGCTGTCTAGATTTAATAATATTAAGGCTGATATGATACGGGCCATTGCCAATAAGAATTTATCTACGGCTATGGAAGTTATGAAGAATGGGGAACGAACATTGAGAGTAGATCTAAATAGATTTCGTACTCTTAATTCGGATTTTAAATCGATGATAGACTCGGTGATGTCTCATTCTAAAGATAAAGAAGAGTTAGATGCTTATTCTAGATTTATAAAAGATTATGTATCTAGGTGCATGGTAGCCATTAGTCAAGTCAGGGCTCAAATATTAGAATTTAAGAAAGCTGCCGCTGTGATATTAGGGGTGAACATATGAAAGAATTTGCATACGTTATTTCTAGGTTAAAAGCAGCAGCTCAGCAGACAAATAGTATGTGTTATGTTGTTGGGGGAGCCGTAAGAGATATTATATCTCTTAAGAAGATTAAAGATGTAGACGTAGTAGTGACGGTTGACCCAAAGACATTTGCATCTGCACTAGCTAAGACGACAGAGGGAGCTAAGTCGGAAGAGGTCCCTGCGCCATTTCCGCTGTGGACTGTGGACATTGGAGATGTTACAGTAGACGTTGTCCAATTGAGAGGAAAGAGCCTACAAGAAGACATTAAGCATAGGAACTTTACAATTAATGCAATATACTATGATGTGGTGGGCGATAGGTTTGAGGATCCAACTGGTAGAGGGTTTGCAGATTTATATAACGGGGTAATTAACACTGTAGCATTAGATTCGTTTGCTTTTTTTAGCTCAAGTCCTCATGAGGCAAATAGCATATTTATAGCTATAAGATTAGTGGCTGATTCAGGGTTCAGGCTTAGTGAGCAACTTAAGAGTGGGATAAGAAAAGCCCTCGAGCACGGAGTTGTCCCTGTGGAGCTATCAAAACGTTCTAAAAAGGAAATTTTGAGGGCTCGCTTGTCTCCACATTATAAAGATAAGGCCTTACCGGTAATAGAGGAGTTGGGATTGGAGCATTTTTATCAACTATCCAGCTCTTAGGTTGGTAATCATATTGCCGGTGTGGGCCGTGACTCATAGGGAGACGTAAAAATGTCTAAGCTTGTTATTGCAAAATATAAGTCTAAAAAGAAACTTGATACTGGCACTATAGTGTACGAATATAGTGAGGCAGATAAAAAGAAACGGGCTAAGAAAAAAGCCCAACATGTTAGAAAGGTGTTTCAGAATATATCCAAAATTAAGAATGCCTTTGAAAAAGACATGAAGTCCAGTGATAAGAAATTACAAATGGTAGCTCTAGCTGTGGGTATTATTTATGAGATTTTTGAGAGGGTTGGAGATAGGGGCAATATAGGAACTGGGGTTGTCTCCCTTAAAAAGAAACACATTACGGTTCATGGAGATAAGGTTCATTTTAAGTATGTAGGAAAATCGTACGTTAAGCAGGACAAAACTTTAACGAATTCGACTATGGCTAAATTAATCAAAGAGAACTTAGAGGGAAAGGGAGACAATGAGTATTTGTTTGACTTTGAAGATGAGAGTGGGAAGAAGATAAGTATTCTCTCAGACGATATCAACGAATATTTAAAGCCATTTCATATTACAGCTAAAGACCTTCGGGCGCATGCGGCCAATGATATTCTTATTTCAAAACTTAAGGCAGCTGAGAAGGCTAAAGGAGAGACTAGTGAAGAAAAAGAAAAATGGCGCAAAGACAAACTTAAAGAACTTATTGAGGAAACTGCAGATGAGATAGGGCATACCCCAGAGATCTGTAGGTCGTCGTATATTGATCCCTCTTTAATTGAGGAATATATTTCCAGTGGAAAGATAATAAAGCTGACGGCTGATCAAAATTTGACGGTGATGATTAAGCTGGCTAACATTAAGGAGCATCCTAAAGTTAAAGAATTTTTGACTAGAGGAGTAACGCCAGAGGAGCAGGCTATTATAGATAGCCCCTCCCAAGTTAGATCTGAAATTTCGGACTCAGCCTTCACTAAAGCTCTAGAAAAAGCAAAGGCGGAGGGGGCCTTAGCTGGTCTTTTAGATATAGTCGAAGATAATGATGAGTCTGCTTTTGGAGTAACTCCCATTATAGTGGGTGGTAAGGCAATTCCTATTATCGGTGTAAATATAAATAAAATTAAGTCAGAGGCGGCTAAAGGCAAACCTATAGAGGAAATTTTATCAGAACAGGTTAAACAGATATTAGGAGTAATTGCCCACGAGCAAGCTCATGTTGAAGGACAAGGAGAGGCTGAAGCAGAGAGAGTTCAGAAAGAAAGAGTGGAAAAAATAGAAAGGGACACGACCGCAGATACGTCGGCGCCTATTTTACGTTTGGCGTCTGAAGAGAAGACGTTATTTCAAAAGCTTGGAGTTGATGGGGTTGACAGAGATAATCTTTTAAAAGTTACAAATAATGTCCTAAAAAAGATAGGTATTCCAAACACCAATCAAAATATAGGTCTATTAGCTCTAGGATATCTGTTATCTTTAGGTAATAATCCATATAGAGCAGAGTGGAACATACGAAAGGCTATAGGATTAGAAACTCCAATCGATATCAAAGATGCAACTATTGTATATAATATTCTTAATAGTGCTTTTCAAGAGGCTTCGATAAAAGAGGATAAGCAAGAGGATTTCTATTCTTTTTCAGATGAAGATAAAATGAATTTGGGGGATATTGATTCCTTAAAATGGGAATCAGAGCCTTCTTACTCTCCTGGGACTGGTATGGGGTTCTATCCTCAAGTACACCCATTCAACTATTAACGTTGACTTTTCATGAATGAGCAGTTATATTATTGTAGATGGGAGAATAGACATGAATAAGCTTGTGTGTCATGGCAACAAGATTGAGAATGCAGTGCTTACGACTGAAGACACAACCTACAGTAACCTTATAGACTTTAAGTGGACGATTGCTGTATCTGATAAGTTTTCTAATTTTAGTGTACAGGCTCGCACCAACCAACAAGAGAGCCCCTTTGTTCGTATTGAGGGTGCTAACTGTCAATTGGAATATGAAAATACATTTGGTGTTTGGAGAGTGGAGAGCGATGGTACTCTACTTGGAACAAGGGTCTTAATTAATGGAACTCCGATACCAGAAATGCAGCTTCAGGTGTTAGAGTTGGTAGGGGTAAGGGGGAAGGTGACGCTAAATATTATAGCATATGGGTTATACGCGTCTGTTCAGCACACTTCGGCCTGTACCTTTATTAAGGCGGGAGAAACTATGTTAGGTGGGGTAACCAGAGCCACTATTAAATGTAGCGTGGAAGAACCATTAAACGAATTTGAATTAATCATTGAGGATAACTATGCCAATATTTGAATTTGAATGTGAATCATGTCATAAAATTACAGAAAGAATTTGTTCTTATTCGGAATCAATTTCCCTAGATGGTTCAGTGTGCGATGAGTGTGGGGGCATAATTAAAAAAAAAGTTAGCGTTCCCGCATTAAAATTTGTTGGCCCAGGTTTTTATGAAACCGAATATGCAAGGAAAGAAAGAGATCGTAAGAGAATTCAAAGAGACATAGAAATAGCCAAGCCCAATATAGAGGAACAGGAAAGAGCAAGAAAGAAAAGGTTTCAGGAATGACACCAGAAGAAAAAATAGAAGCTCTTATTAAGTTAAATGCTGACTGTCACAAATGTACAAAGTGTAGTCTATATACTAACGTACCTCCAATTCCGGGTTGGCAAAAAGGGCCGCATGTTTTTGGGGCCGGGAAAGTCTCAAGTAAAATTATGATTGTGGGGCAGAACCCAGGGATTAAAGAAGTTCAGCAACAAAGGCCATTTGTGGGCCCAGCCGGAGAGAAGCTCAATGAGGCAATATCTAGCGTTGGATTGAACAGACGGGATTTGTATATTACTAACTCTGTTCTATGCTATACGATAGGAAACTCCGTGCCGCCAATAGAAAGTATTTGGGCATGTAGAGACTTCCTGGTGGAGCAAATAAAGATTGTGGAGCCAGAAGTAGTGGTTTGTTGTGGAGCTAGTGCGTTTAGGTCTTTTAAGAGCAAGTTTCAGTATTCCACTGCTTTCTGTAAGTCGCCTACGGTAATAGAGACGGACATACATCCTAGGGTTATTGCTACTGTTCATCCTGCATATGTTATATATAAACATGAAGAGGCTATGGAAATTCTAAAAGCTGGCCTTATGAGAGCTAAAACATTCTTGGAGGAAAGTTATGAAGACTATGCATCATGCAATGCCGCAGCCCTATAAAGTTATAGTAGAGCTAGACGATAAAGAGGTAAAGTCTGCCCTACATGAGTTTTGGGTGTCTAAGGGTCCAACCCTTATGAAAGAGACGCCTGGCTCTTGGACTAAAATTGCAGCCTTAAGAGAGCATTTGGAGAAGCAAGAGGGACATAAGCTATACTGGGATATGATATGGAATTGGGTAGAAGAGGGGCTCAAAAAAGTACCGCTTAAGATTCATCGGATTATAAAAATTAGTATAGATAAGTTTGATGAGAAGCTTGGAGCAATTATTTCTACAGAGGTTGATTTGATTCCTAGTGTTAAGTTGGGGGATTACAAAAATATTAAACTCCAGGTACCTTCATTTAAGCCTCTTCCTAAAGAGGTCGAGGGGCAGATTATTCTAGCCTTAAACCATTCTCCGCTTGCTACTACTCAAGAGCTACATCAGCAGATTAAGCCTGGGGATACAGTTAAGATGTCATATACAATTTCCAGAGCGGATGATAACACTGTACTTCAAGTTAGCGAGAACGACATGATCAATTTGTCTTCTGGGGCTTATGCCACAGAGTTTGTCGATGCAATTGTAGGAGAATATGCTCCTTCGACTTTTACTAAAGTGATTCATTTTCCAGACAATTATCAACATGAAATTCTTCGGGGAGTGGATGTTAATTTAAAAGCTGAAATTTTTGCAGTTATTAAAAAGATTCTGCCAACTGAAGAGGAAGAAGCGGCAAGAGAGGGACTTTCTTTAGAGCAGTGGAAATTGAAATTCTGGACAGATATCGAGAAAAATAAGAAGGAGTCCTTTGAAATTAGAAAGAGAGACTTTATTCGGCAGGGGGTAGAAAAACATCTCTTGACCACTTCAGAAATTAGCCCTATTCCAGATAGTATGATAGAGAATGAGACTAAAGCGTTGATGGAAAATCTAGCAAGAGTCAAGGGGATGACAGTGAGTGAGTATGCAGCGGATATGAAGATGACCGAGGAGTCTCTCTTTGCGGAGTTAGCTTACTTAGCAGTAAGAAGGCTTATGGTGAGGTTAATAGTTGAGGCTATTTGTGAAGCTGAAGGGATTGTTGTTGACGAAAAGAATACCGAAGAATATTTGACTAAATATGCTGCCGAGAAGGGAGAATCTTTAGACAAAGTAAAAGCAGATGTTGGAGATAAGGATATCTCTTTTCTAGTTAAGTCTTATTTGGTAGATGAATTGTTAAATAATAGTGTAACGCTTGTTCATCCAACGGATGGATGATTTGGCTTGCTCTTAAAATTTTATACTGACATGACATACTCCCACGGCTTAAACCGTGGGAGTTTTAGTTAGATAAAGATTAATGACTGCTAGTGAATAGAGCGGCTATTTGACTTTTTTACGGTAGTGTTTTATATTTCTTATGTAGTGGCTATAGGTCAGAAAGGTTGGTGGCGTTGTATAATGTTTGCAAACTTACATACCCATACCGACTATTCCGTGTTAGACGGAATGATGACGGTTGGGAAAGCTTTTGAGAAAGCAAAACAAAATAACTATTCAGCATTGGCCATTACAGAACATGCGAACTTATCTTCATTGTATATAGCTCTTCAAGCTGCTGAAAAATACGAGCTTAAGTTTATTCCTGGTATAGAGTTTAATTTTGCAGATGATACTAGTGACGAAAAAGGATATCACCTAGTAGCTCTAGCCACTAACCATAGTGGGCTACTCTCTATTATGAGAGTTTCTTATAGGGCTTACTTCAGAGACTACAAGTTTCCATATATAACTTGGGAAGACTTAGACTTATTGGACAGAAACGGAGTTTATATTTTATCCGGGTGCGAAGAAGGGCTTCTAGCTAGGAAAACCTTATTTTTTGGTCCTCAACGAGGGGGACAGATAGTAGATAGGTTCTCCTCTATGTTTGGAGACAGGTTCTTTGTAGAATTAATTGCTCCTTATAATGATAGACAAAATGATATCAATGGCATTCTTTTGAATTTAGCTAAACAAAAGGGGGTAGCAACCGTTATGACGCTGGATAGTCACTATGCTGACGAGGTAGATGCAGAGCTATTCCCCGTGTTTCAAGCAATACAATCTAAAAGAACTATTTTTGATAGAGATAAGTTTTACGATAGAGCTCCACTTATCACTGAGGAAACATTAAGGAGTATGTGTGGAGCAGAATTTTCATCTTCAATAGACCATGCCGCTATATTAGCTGATAAATGTGAAGACTCTAAGAATTATTTGCCGAAAGCAAGTGAGTTTTTAATGCCTAAGTTTAATGTCCAAGAGGCAGATAACTATGAGGCATTTAAGGAGTGGAGGAAGAAGACCTATGGAGCGTAGTGATAGTCATGACTATCTTACTTTTCTTTGCGTTCAGGGCTGGGAGAAGAAGATTGCTCCATTAAATTTACCCGAAGAAAAAATACTCGAATATGCGCGCAGACTTAACCATGAATTGCAGATGATTCATCTGGCTAATCTGGATGATTACCTGCTTATTGTATACGATATCCTAAGATATTGTGATGAGCGTGGTATTCAGAGGGGGGTGGGGCGTGGAAGCTCAGGAGGTTGTTTGATTGCTTATTTAATTAATATTACTCATATTGATAGCGTTAAATATGGCTGTCTTTTTTCTAGGTTTTTTAATATAGGCCGTTTGCAAACTGGTAATTTGGCTGACATCGATGTTGATATCGATCCTCGATATATTAACGATGTTATTGGGTATATCAAAAGAAAATATGGGTCTGATAAGGTGGCGGCCATTTCAACTGTTGTCAAGTTGTTTGGTAAGTCAGCCATTAAAGATGTTGCTAGGGCTTTGGCCATTGGGGAAGGTGGGACCGGCAAAGCCGAAAATAAGAAGGAGATATTTTCTTTAAGCAATCGTATTACCTCTTTTTTCCCAGATGACCCAAAGGCCACTGTAGCCTCCTCCGTAAATGAGTCTAAAGAATTACAGAAATATAAAGATCGATTCCCAGAGTTGTTTGAAAAGGCAACCAAGCTAGAGGGATTGGTTAGGTCCAACTCTATTCATGCTTGCGGTATGACGATTGCTAGTGTTCCATTGATTGAATATTTGCCAATGAAACTCTGTAAAGTCCGAGGAGAAGATGATTCTACATTAAAAGAAGAGGATTCTACATTAAAAGAAGACGATAGCATTGCAGCAGATGAGGTGGATCAGGGACAGCAAGCTCAATTAAGAGAAGTTGTTGATGTCGATATGAAGGTTTTAGAGTCTAGGAAGTTTTTAAAGTTTGATTTTTTAAAACTTAAAACGTTATCTGTTATAAGAGATACCTTAGATATGATTAAGCGGAATCATAATAAAACTATTATCCTCCAAGATTTGAGTTTAGATGATGAGGAAGTTTATAAATATATGTGGAATGCCCCAAATCTTCTGGGTATTTTTCAGTTTTAAAGTGCGGGGATGAGAGATCTGATTAGAGCTGTAAAGCCAAGAAATATTGAAGAGTTAGCTCATTGCAATGCTTTATATCGTCCTGGGCCTATGGACTCGGGCATTCTCGATCAGTATATAAAAAGGCGCCAGGGCCGTGAAATGGTAACCTATGATCATATTGATTTAAAGCCTATATTAGAGAGCACGTACGGTTTGCCTATTTTCCAGGAACAAAATATGAAGATTGCGCAGGTCATTGCGGGTTTTTCAGAGCAAGAGGCAGACATCTTAAGGGCCGCGATGGGTAAAAAAGATAAAGATAAAATGGCATCGCTTAAATCCAAATTTTTAGATGGGGCGGTGGCAAATGGATATGGTCGTGAGTTAGCTGAATATTTATTTGATGCTATTGAAAAATCTAGCAGATATGCATTTAACAAGCCACACTCTGTAGCCTATTCTATTACGGCGTATTATACCCTTTGGCTAAAGTTTCATTATCCAACTGAATTTATTACTGCCAGCATTAATAATGAAAAAGATTGGGATAAGATTTCTTTGTTTGTTTTTGATGCCCAGGAACACAATATCAAAGTGTTACCTGTTGATGTTTCTCGTTCTCAAGTAGAATATACTGTTGCTGGAGATCATCAGATTTTAACAGGATTTAAATCTATTAAGGGTGTAGGGTCAGTAGCACCACTGACCATTGTGAATGGCGCTCCCTATTCTAGCTTTATAGATTTTCTAGTGAGAACTCACAACAGGGGGTCGAAGGTTACTAGTGCTGTGGTTACGGCAATTAACTCGGTGGGTGGTTTTGAATCGTTAGGTTTTAATCGAGCAACAACAGAAGCCTATTACGATAAGGTGTCTAGTCTCCTGAGATTGGAGTATCCTAGCAAAGAAGATAAACTTACAGAGCTGGTAACTAAGTATGTTGAAGATAAAGAAAATGTTGATATATCTAAGATCGTTACGGAGTTAATGTCCTCGGGTAGAACATCTGTCTATGAGTTTGATAAAAGACAATTGAAATATATCACTAAGGTTTTGTCGACATCGTATCCAGATAAGATGGCTACTATTAGTGCCATTCCGATTCAAGTGTTACCGGATTGGCCAATGTTAAAAAAGTGTAAATTAGAGAAGGCTTATCTTGGATATTTTGTAAGCGGACATCCAACTAAAGACTTTGGTGCGGTTAGACCTAAACATTATCTTGGTTATATTAATGGAATGGGAAATAATACAAAAGTTGAAGTGTTGGTGTTTGTAGAAAGATTAGTGGTAGATAAGATTGTCTCTGGTGGGAAAAGAATGTGTAAATTTGAGGTTTCAGATGTCAGTGGATCAATGGAGCTGACAGTGTTTTTAAAGTCATATGAGGTGTGCCCTATTATTGTTGGGGCAATAAGCCATATTTTATGCGCTGTTAATATTTTTAATGGAAGAACCTCGCTTCAATTTATTAAGTTGATTTGAGCTTGACTTTTTTGCTGTTTTGAGCTATATTGAATATGAAGGGGTTTATACAGTGAGAACTAAGAAAAAATATTTTATAGACAAAATTCTTCATGATCCCAGACAAAGATTTTACATGAAGAGGTCAGAGTGCGCCATAATACTTGAGATTATAATGGAAGCTATTAAGGAAGCCATTCTCAAGCAAGAGGTGGTAGAACTCAGGGGTATTGGTTCTATTGGAATTAAAGACATTGGACCTAAAAGCGTATATAATTTTAATGATGGCTCAACTTATATAAAAGAACATATTTTAAAGTTGAAGTTTTCTCCTTCTTCAGTTATCGAGAGGGAGATCAAAGAGCTTAATGCCAAACTAGATGAGCAGAATTTAAATAAGGAAGGAGATGATAATGCTGTGTAATAATTGTAAACACGATATACCCCTATCTATGGGATTTGCTTATGCTAAGGGATCCTGCCCCTTTTGTGGTGCAGATTTTTTGTCTGATACAAAAGGTTTAGCTATTCAGAAGTTTTATAATGAACTCTTTACGTGTTTTGGGGATAAGTTAGACATGGATAGGATTTTTATAATTCTAGATTTTATTTATAGTCCAGGGTCTGAACTTATTGTAGAATTGCTTCAGAAATATAGAGATACTTTTAATGAAATCGCGGCTGCAGTTATCCCTACCAGGGAAGCGGTCAATCCCCAATTGCCTCCTTTAGCAAAAAAAGAAACAGTAAAGGCTCCAAAGAAGATATCTCGTGTAACAGAAGAAGATTCCACAACAACTAAAAAGATAAAAAAAACAGAGTCCTATAGTCGCGCCCAAGCAGATTACTCTATACCAGAGGCAGAGCTTGCAGAGCTGTCGGATGACCTTAGAGATTTTGGTCGCAATGTTAAGACAAAGGCGGATTATGATATGTTTTTAAAGATGGTTGCAGAATCTATGATTACGAATTCTTCCGCGCAAGAAAGTCCCTAGTTTTAACCGTGGGATGAATTGCGGGGACTATGTCTATTAATGTTTTTTGGGTGATACATATGATTTTAACATATAAGATAAAACATTTCTGCTATTTCTCTTCAGAGTCTTCTGCGGCGCGTAGCGTCGCAGAATACGCTTTAAAATATCGAACTATAGCTAGCAGGAGGAATGTGGGTGTCCGCTGATTTTATTCGAGATATTTTAACTGCTATTGGTGGTATAGATGAGAGTGCTTTTATTGATAAGTATAAGTATATCGACGATGTAATAAATCGTATTCCAGTCTATAGTTGTATAGATCAGAATGTAGCCAAAGAATTGGCTACGATGTCTTTAGCTGGAGCTAATCTTTGCTCTGATTTAATCGGTGAGATGGCGCAGAGATATCAGATATTGAATATTTCGGCTAAAGAAGAAGAGGGGAAAGCAGGTCTTCTTCGTAGCGGGAAAAATTCAACTGTAGCACAAAAGTTTTTTGCTCAAACAGATAAAGACTTTGTAGATGCTTCGGTTAAGAAGGCTAATGCTGAAACAATGTTAGAGGCGCTAAAGAGAAAATATGATGTTTTAATGGCTTTACATTATTTAAGTAGAGATATTATTAAGGGCTTATCTAAGGTACCTACAGCCGAGGCTTATGATTCGGCTCTAGATAACCCATCATTTAAAGGGCTATGAGCCCACAAATAAGGAGATAGTAAAATGAGTGATAACATTTGGGATGAGTTTGAAAAGTCGAACGTAAATACAGACGGCACACCGGGAGCGGTGTCTATTAAGGATAAGCGTATTGAATTCAATAAGCCTTCTACTCAGATTAGGCTCCTGTCCAACAAAGATGGTTTGAAACGTATGTTCCATTTTATTAGGACGGCTGGTAGCAAGGGCCGCTCAGTAGTGTGCTGTGGCAAGGATTGCCCAGTATGTGCGGTTGGAGATATTCCTCAGCCTAAGTGGCTTATGGTTGCTATGGAAAGAGAGACTTTAAGGGTTGGGGTAGTTCAGTTAACTAGAGGAATGATGAAGGGGATCGCTGCTCTTCGTAAGCTTCCGCCATTTGGACCTGATGTCACTTCATATGATTTATTGATTATTAAAAACATTGAGAGGAATAAAGAAGGAAAGGAGCAAACCTCTTATATGGTGCATGGTTTACCTCAGGGCACTGTTCCGGCAGTTGATGATGCAACGCGTGCTAGGATTATTTCCGAGGCAAAGGAAATAACGGAGCATATTGAGGATTTTGCTAAAATCTATTCTCCAGATCAGACTCTTCGTTATTTGGGCTGGTCTACGAGTCCCGCGCCGTCGGCCCAGTCTTCGGCGGCTATGGGAGCAGGTACGCGTCCAATGACCTCTCCCCCCTCTGTTCATCCTGCTTCTTCGGTCTCACCGCCCGTAGTTCAGTCTCCGCAAGCATCGTCCTCTAAGACCTCAAATTTTGATATTTCTTCTTTTTTGACAAAACCAGAGCTAGAGGCAGATGCCACTTATAAGGTAGATCCTAAAATTGCGGCAGCTGCTCCAGCTACCGAATCGGAAGATGGGGATATTCCGCAGTTTAATCTATGATAGTGTTAGCTTTGGATGTTTCTTCTGTTAGTACTGGTTGGGCATGTTTAACTGATTTAAAGTCTAAAAAGATGTCTCCAGTGGCCAAAATAAAAGATTTTGGTTGTATTTCTCCTAAGTCTGACTTGGCCACTGAGAGACTGATAATGTTTGAGAGTCAGTTAAAGAATTTGATATATGAAATAAAGCCCGACTTATGTGTAATAGAGGATTTAAATCATTTAAGAAACATGAACGTGGTTAAGGTGCTGGCTTCGTTTCTGGGAGTGGCAAAGAAGATATGTTATGAGTATCATAAGACGGAGCCTCTCTTAATTCGCAGAACCCATGTTCTTAAGCAGACAATGGGGAATGGAGATGCGTCAAAGGAAGATGTTGTCAAGTATATTGAGGATTTTTTTGATGTTATCCTCCCTAAGGAGGGAACAGAAGACATAGCCGATGCTATTTTGACGGGCTATTGTTACATTTTAGAAAGTAGGCTTCATATAGAAGGAGGGGAGGATGGCAAAAAATAAAGAATCCAATCCATTTGCAGATGAGCAACGAGCTGGCATATTGAAGAAGTTTTTTGCCGAAGCTGCCTGGAATGAAGATAGAGACGCAAAGATAACGGTCATCCCCACTTCCTCGTTTGCTCTTAATTATATTTTGGGTATTGGGGGGATTCCGTTAGGTCGCATAGTTCAGTTAGCCGGAGCAGAGTCTTCGGGTAAAACAACGTTATGCATGGACCTAATGAAGAGAGCGGAGGATTTGGGATATAGTTTTTTGTTCTTTGATGCGGAACAGACTTATAGTGCTGAACTAGCCTCTAGAATGGGTATTAGAACCCCGCCATCGGAATATATGGTGAAGGAATCTAGGGCAGCGGTTATTTGGTCTAAGCTTATAGGCCCGCACAAAGGTCTTAAAAAACAAGAGGGGATATTATGTCCAGACAGTGAAATAGGGCATTACTTCCTAAAAGAAAAGAATTTAAAACTAGTCTTTATAGATAGTCTTAACTCTCTAGTGGTCCCGAGAATAGAAAATTCAGACTTAGAAACCCAGCAGGTGGGAGCATTGTCGGCTTTTCTATCTCAAAATCTCCCCTTATTAGTTCCTAAGTTGGCTTTTGCAGGGGTTACCTTAGTGGGGATTCAGCAACTAAGAAGTAAGATAGGGGTTTCATATGGAGACCCTACAACCACGTCAGGGGGGAGAGCCTGGAAGCACGACGTATCTGTATCAATTAATCTTACACCTAGTGAGTCCAAAGATTGTAAAATTTTAGATGGCGAGGGTGCAGTTGTAGGTACCTCAGTTACGGCGTATATTTCTAAGTCTAAAGTATCTAGACCATATATGAAAGGTCAGTATAAGGTAATATTTGGACAGGGGATAATTGAACCCGAGCGTGAAGTTTTTGACATTGCATTACGTCGGAAGGTGATTACCAAGCCTAATAACGTGACGTATGAGTTTGAGGGGACAACTTGGCGTGGCGAAAAAGCTGTTCTTGCCGCTATTGCCGCAGACGAATCTCTGCGCGACAAGTTGATAGCAAGTATATATGCTCGTCGATATGAAATATTGGATGATGAGCGCGATCCTGCTCCCCCGGCAGGAATGATTTCAGATGATCAAGATATTTAAAATTAGGAGGAGATAAGATGTTGACGACTTGCAATAAATGTGGCTCACAGAAGGAAGTAAAGCTTAGGAAGAGTGACAATGTACCGGTGTGTGTGGAGTGTGGGACAGTAGTGAACTTGTCTCAAATGATGATTAATAGTATGAAAATGAGCAATGACTATATCACAATATCAGATAATAAAATTCCATTTGGATGCAAGTGTGATAAGTGTGGGGCAATTGCTGAGTTGATTCTTAACCCTGGTTCTAATGAGGCGGAGTGCACGGTTTGTCATCAAACTATGAACATTACTCCTTTTATGATAAAGGCCCTTCAAATTGCCGGACATTATCGTCCGTCTAGGGAGGCACCGGTAACGCTTGACGAGAAAGAGGAGACAAATGTGTCTGAGTCCGATAAGCAGATTAGTAGCGATGTGCCACGCGAACCTAAGTAACACCCACAGAGAGTACTTTAGGGGACGTGGTTATAGTGACGATGCCCTGGAGTCTTTTGGTATTGGTACTTTTCCTTTGGGATTAGTCGTCTCTGCTTTTAATTGTAATGAGTTAATAAGTCTGAAAATTATACATGCTTCTAGGGCTGGATATATGTCCTATTACTCAGAATTTAGTGATAGGATTATTATTCCGGTCCACGATGCGTATGGTCAACCAGTTGGTATAACCGGCAGGCTTATTGCAGAAAATCCTAATAGAGGGAAGTATTACAATAGTGATTATCCTAAGGCTTCTACTCTTTTTAACCTGCATAGAGCGAAGCAGGAAATATTAAAGGCTGGGTATGTTGTAGTGGTGGAGGGGAACTTAGACGTTGTTGCGATGTGGGATGCTGGGATTAGGAACGTAGTGGCATGTACTGGAGCCTTTATTACGCCCAAGCAAATTAGAAAACTTCTGAGATATACTGATAAAGTTCTAGTGGCTACCGATAATGATAATGCTGGTCATATGTCTTATACGAAATTTTTAAAGAATTCGGCTTACTATATTAAGAATGGGGAGCTTAGTGCTATTAGGATTATTCCTCCATTCGGGCTTAAAGACCCCGATGATTTTATTAGAAAATATGGGGCTAAAACCTGTAGAGAATGGGTGGCGGCAGGAGCCAAGCATTTGATGGACGTAAGTAATAAGGGCAATTCTATAAGCTTTAAAGGAGTTTGGAATGGCTGTGGACAGGAAGAAGTCGGGGGTCAGTAAGCGCTATCAATACAAATTTAGAGAAATACCAGTAGAGTCCATGGATGTTTTTTCTGAGGATATGGCTCTTCACAATAAAGAAAATATATCTAGTGCACAGAAGCAGAAACAGAAGGCGAACATTCTAGAAGCTATATTCAATATTGCGGATGAGCAACTAACCCAAAGACAGAAAGACATACTGTATTGCAGGTATGTTTTAGGTATGACTCAGGTAGAGATAGGAAAAAAATTAGGTATTACGCAAAGTTGCGTTTCTCTTCAGATTAATGGCATTCCAAATTATACTTATAATAAAATTCATGGGGGAGTTTTACCTAAGCTTAGAAAGATGTGTATCAATGAGGCAGCTATTGCCTCTGGCTCTGCAACAAGTGAAGAGGTAGACGTTCTACTGAAGACCATAAAAAGTAGAATTAAAAAATCTCATCCAGACTACTCCGATTTAGAATTAGCTAAGAAGGCCGTAGAGAGTTTTTCTAATATGAGCAAGATACTGGACTTGTTTGAGATGTTAATAAAAGAAGAAGTTGAACAAGAAGAGGAGGACCTTAATCAGGATTAAATTGGCAGCCTGATGTACTTCCACGGTTAAAACTAGGAGCTTCATGAATGGAACCATAATGCGAAGGCCCGGGAATAACCCGGGCCTTTTTATAAAAGCGTAGATGTCTCCTATTAATACTTTAAGATACTATAGCGGGAGCTTTGCGTCTGTTAAAAGCCGGGCGCAAACGGAATTGTATTGACGGAGGATTAAAAAATGGATTTTATAGCTCTGGAAGCTTCTTTAAATAAAGCTGGGAAAAGAGAATATGATGGAATGATTAAGTTTGCTGTTGGGACTAAATTACCAGTAGATGAATTCAAATCTTTATTTATAAAGACAGCGGCTTTTGATTTATGGACTTTGGACCCGAACGTCCAAAGCGGGGGGGATTCATATTGGAAGCTAAGTGACGATAATAAATTCTTCATTTGTATGTATGAAAGCGATAGTCTAGAGACTCACGATCGTCGGTGGAGTGTTTATTCGGACGATAACAATAAGCGTATTTCAATCGCATATAAGAACGATACGATTGCCACTATGGACAGTTCTTATTTCCCAGATGGGGTAGACCCAATTACCATTAAGAGTAGTCTATTAAAAATACTTAGCTCAAAAGAGGGGCAGGTTGCTTTTTTGGATACTCTTAATGAAACAGAGCGAAATTTAATTATCAAAAAATATCCAGAGCTTCTATAGCGAGGAAAGACATGAAACTTACTAAAGCTGCCAAGTATATCGAAAAACAGGCAGATGCAGACCGTAAACCAACTGAGGCTAATGTTTTTATTTTTCCTAGAATAGCGCTAATAGGAGCAAATATTGAGCTTGCCGGTCTCATTCTAGAGCTTCTGAATGTTGCCATTGATGGCAAAGAAGTAGAGGCGGAAGTAAACATAACCGATGAACAGCAAGAGGAAACTGGGAGTCAGTCCTCTCAATCGGAATTAACTTCCAAGCCAGTTCAGGTATCAGTAAATCCGCAAGAGGTTTCTGGAGTTGGTGGGGCTAAGGAAAAAACTGCATCTTTAGCAAAGTTAGCCGCATGGCAAGAGGCGTCTTCTAGTGAGGCTGTCGAGGCCCTCGCCGATGTTATAGTAAAGCTTTCTAACTTAGCAAAGCAAATAGTACGAGTGGTAGACGGGGCTACTGAAATAACTTCTGCCCTAGGACTAGAGGACGATGCAGAGCTTGCAGATAGACTTATTAAAATTCTCGTCGCGGGATTGGCAGCTCGTATTAAAGATGAGGCAGTCCAACACTTTTTAAATGGCACATCTACTGAGGAGCCTAGCAGCTTTTATAAGGTTCTAGATGAGATTTTAAGAGAATATTTTGACAAAGCAGAACATAAGAAAGAGATTACTAAAGCAGTTAGGATGATTCTAAGTAAAGGGACTCAGAATGCTTCTTATATAGGTTCTATGAATATCAATTTTCTTTCAGGGTGGTTTCTTTCAGAGCTAAGGGGGAAGTTAAGGAAAGAAATCCACTGGCAGGCTCCAATTTCACCTGAGGCAAAAGTGGAGAGTAGAAGTGAAAATAAATAAACTCATTAAGCTTTCAGTGCTATCTAGAAATTTAGAAAAAATAGCGGCTGACGCTCCACCCTCTTCAGCCACCCCCCCACCGGTACAAGCTCCGCCGAAGCTACTTATGAAACTTCACACGGTGTTTAATTTATTATCTCTTAGGCCACAAGGCAGAGAGGCAATTGAGAATATTATACGCAAGCAACCGGACTTAAAAGAGATATGGGACAGAATTCAAACTATGTCTATCACAATAAATGAACCAACAGTAAGGAAGGACATTGAAAAGGCTAGTGCGTTAGCTGTCCAATTTTGGAGGAATATTAATGAGCTTCAAACAATTGCAGAGAAAGATTCGAAGGATAGAGAAGTCACAGTAGTAGAGAATTTGAAGGAACTTAAGAGATGTATAGAGGAGATGCTTAGGCTTTCTGATAATTCTGGTGCAGATAATAACGCTACTTTGTGTGCTATGATTGATCTTCAAGCTCGTAAGGCTCTGCAAGCGATTCTTAAAGCTACGGATGTGTCTAATCCTGAAGAAGCAAGGAAGGGCGTCATAGATGCTATAAATAACCCAGAGTATAAAACGGCTTTAAATAATATAGCCACTGGAATAACTTTTGAGAATTTAAAGCCTTTTGAGAATTTAAAGTCTTTAGATATAACTCGATCTTCGCCAGTGAAGAAGGCTCCGGCGTCATCGCGCGCCCACGGAGCTAATTATAAATATAGGTTTAAGGGCAAAGCAAGAGAGATACTAGTAAAAATTGACAAGTGGTTTGACGCAAATGCGAATTTGATAGCATCGAGTATTAGGGCGGGGTTAACAGATAAATTAATTCAAAGTGGCCTTGCCGCTAAGATAGGGGAGAGCCAGGTTGATATAGTAAGGCAGGAAATCAAAAAGTTAATTGAATAAAAATATGGAGGGAGTTCAATGAGTAACAGCATTTTTAGGTTGGCTAGTAAGCTGGCAGCGGCATATAAGGAAATTCCGTATGTCGTTTTAAAGCGTTTCCTTTTAGAAAAAACAGCGCAATTTCCTGGAGATAGAGTAATTCAGCATATGGGGGCTATTATTGAAAAGCGTGCCGCAGACCAACCGTTCGGGGCGGTCTCAGTTAAAGAATTAGATTCTTTGATCGGTGAGCTGTCCTCTTTTGGAGATACTACAAATACACGCAATTTATTTAGCTCTTATCTATCAAAGCTAACAGCAGATGAGACTACAAGAACTAGGGCCGGAGAAGTCTTTACAGACGATGTTCGCGAAATAAAGAGTTCCCCCAAAAGAACGGTTGACGAGCCTACTCCGGTGGTTGGGGTAGATCCTAAAGAAATTTTTTCAGAGTATAATATTTCAAGAAAATATGACGCTCAAACTATTGCGAAGGGTGCAGATATTGTCTCTCGTGCCGTGCAAGTTGCCTTTGGGGTAGCGCCAAATTCTATTAAGTTTTCAAAGGATATAGATAATGGTGTCTCTTACTTAGTTAAGCTTACACCTAAGGCTGGCAAGATGGAAATAGAGGTTCCTATTGAGAAGACGGCACTAGGCTTTCATAAGCCTACTTCATTTTTATGCAAGTTGGCGGAGAATATCAGTGAGTTTCCATTAAATGACGATGGGGTGGAAAAGGCTATTGGTGCTATCTCCCAGCATTCCTCCTTTACGTTTGACCCCTCTTGGCTAAAAATGAGTTTTACGGAGCTACGAAGCGAGATGCTTAAATATGCCATGAAGAAAGACTATAAACAAGCAGAGGAAGCCATTAGGCTCATTGGTGAGAAATATCCTACTATGATGAAGGCAGTCTTAGATGATTTTCAGCATGTGCTTGTTGCTTTTCAAAAAGCTAACAATGACCACATATGTCGTAAGTGTGCATTTTATCAGCCAGCTGGGATGAAGTCGGCTAGTGTAGATAATTATTGTGCGCGATTAAGAATGCCCACAAAGCAAATTATAAAAGCTTCCTCTCCAGACTCTTGTGAAGCATTGGGGACGTCAATTAAGCGAACTATTCCAGGTTTTGAGGGGACTATTAACACGAGCAATATTAAGATCACCTAAGGTGAGGAGCTATGGACGAGGGAAGATTAGTTGTAGGTGTTTTTTTAACGGCGAATGAAGTACCTGTTCCTGGTGAACTTGAGCATGATATGATTTTTGGCCCTACTTCTGTGCAGACTAGAAATTGCCCAGACATGCATGGAGTTCCAATGCAGTATATTGGGGATGGGATGTATGTAAACCCTATAACTGGACAGGTATATGATTTTCGGCGTGGCTTTAGGTTGGGAGATAAGGAATATCTAGCAACGAGTATTGAAGAGCAGCATGTGGTTGATAGTCCGCTTACAAATGGAGTCCCGCATGATGTATATAGGTTTAAGAGAGAGAGATAAGTAGGAGGAGACAATGAGGGGAGCGAGTCTATGTCGTCATCCCGATATAGATCATATTATTCGCCTTGTTAAGGCCGGTCAGGGGGCCCGTAGTATTGCAGCTATTATTAATCGGAAGTATACGGCGGCTCCTAGATATCAGGTTAATTGGATTACAATTAATGATTTTATCAAGAATTATTTGCATTTAGATAAGAAGCAGCGAGAGGCCCTAAGGGCGGAGGCTAAGTCTAATGGAATGGTGGTAACTAACAACCAGATAAAGGATTTAGCTATTCAATCTCGTCTTAATCAAAAAACAGACATTTTAGATATGCAAGAAATTCTTGCCGAGAGAGAGTTAGATGTTAGAGAAGAGATGGAAAAATTATACAATACAGCTCTCGCGGAAATTGATGCTATTAATGATAAGGTCAATAAGATGGATGGTAGAAATTTTGTTGCTGGCAAGGCGGCTTTAGTTGCGGCCATTGACCAGGTGCGCAAGATCATCGGAGATGTGCGGATTGAACAAATGGAATCTAAGGCATCTCAGCAGGTGGCCAATAGCCAAGTGGTATTGAATTTTAATCAGATCAATGCCCACGTAGACGCTATTAAGCAGGCGGTAGTAGAAACCTTTAGAGAACAAGGGCTGATGCATCAGCTTCCAGAATTTCTAAATAGGTTATCTGGTAAGCTTTCAAAGTTAAGCGAAGTTAAAGTGACTACGTCTACTGGTGAAACTATAACGGTCCAGCACCATGGTGCGTTAAACGGAGGTTCGTGTGAATAAAGCTGGGTATCCTCAGCCAACAGTTTATACTACATCTGAGTTTGCCACTCAACCGGCAGATCTAGAGAGGTGGTCTGAGGCATATAAAAACATTTGGAGGCTAGTTGAAATTACTGGTACTCCTTTAAGTAAAGCTAAAAATATTGTGTTACGTGGGTGGAAGGATTCTGAAATTTCTAGATTTTCTGCCTGGATGGCTTATTATGAGAATAAAGATGACATTAAATATCATAGAGTAGATAAACTAGGTTATTTAGATTGTAATTTATCTATTATTAGGCAAGCGGCTTTAAAAATGGCAGAGAATAGGGCGCTATCAGATATGGCGGATAAAGTAAGAATGGCTAAGACCGCTCAAACTATAGTAGATTTAATTTATGTTATGAACCAGGATAGGGTAAAGGTGGCGGCTGAAGAGACTGACCGCAATAGAGAAAAGATGGTAAAAATTTTTAACGTTGTGAAGGATGTAAACAATGAGGTGGCTAGAAAGAAGTTAATTAGAAATCTAGCTCGTGTTCTGTCTATGGACACAGAGGGCTTATTTCCAGAGATTTCGCAGGCTCTATCTAAGCTTATAGATGCTTATTCTTATTCTGCTTCTAGGATTCAAGATGTTATGAATAGGTTGGGGCTGCAGATTAGTATGTCTGCTGAGGGTGATGAAAAGGCTACCCCAGAGGAGGTAAAAGAAAATTTCTCAGTCGAAGAGCCTAAAGAGAGTGAAGTATCTACAGAGAAAGTGGAACCGCCCTCCTACACAAAGAAAGAGAATATGACGATCACGCCTCAATCAAGCCCACCCTCAGAAGAAGTACCGATTATACCTAGACCGGAAAATAGGGGAGTATAATGGAAGACGGTTTTATGGGTCCAATGGACATAGAAAAGAATGATGCCGACGCTGTTGTTCCGCTAGATGACATGTCTATTATGGGCGGAGGTGATGATAATGTTTTGCCGTTGGATACTGATATTCTTCGTATGAAGCTACTTATACGGCGTAAGATAGCGACAGTAGAGAAGGAAAAAACTAAAGATAATTTATCCATACTAGAACAAGACTTGATATATGCTAAGGTATATGGGCCTTTTGATGAGCTTATAGATCATACAATGAAATTTTTTAGATCCGAAAGATTTAAGGATATTATAGATGGCGATCCATCCTTAACCAAGGACATCAGGAGGCTCTATAGAGATATAAAACAATTTCGAAAGATACGGGACATTCCTAAGGATGCCCCTATTGTTTGGTTTATGGATGAATTAAGTGAAGCTTTTAAGCGATATGTCGATTCTATGGATATTAAGTCTAAGTCTTTGTTTTCCAATGCGAGTATCGCTAGTGGAGTAATGAGGGTGCTATCAGATAAATACCGCGATCCCTCAAATAGTGAATATTCAGGAATGGAACAGAATGCTGCAAAATCCGCCTATTACGTGCTTGACGTTGTTTCTCATTTAGACCCCAAGAGTTTAATTGATAATGCTTTATTGCATCATGCTTTTGCGAGATTATTATATATCCATGTGTTATATCAATGGTTTAGTTCCTTGAAGATATTCGAGGGGGGTATTTCTGCTGATTCTATAGGCACATTGGCATTAGCTAGTTTTAAAAAAAGTGTTGCTAAAACGATTTTGGATGCTTTATCTAGTGCGGATTTTCTTCGTCCTTCAACTGTGTCCATGAATAAAAGCTCGGATGTTAGAATTGTTGCGTCTAAGGTTTATTCGGTGCTTGGGAATTTTCCTTTCATGAGGGAACCAAAAAATGATGTGGCCATGGTTCTTGAACAAGAGGCCAAAACTGAAGCGCTAGATTTTTTACAGAAACACTATAATGATATTATCGCGGAGAGGAAGGATAAAAGGGGTAGAACTATTTACGATCGCGCTTTTTTTAACGATCCGGCTCAGATAGAAGAGGTTAAGAAACAGGATAAGTTGTTGGTATATATGAAGATAGTCAATCAAATTTTATCTATGGATCTATCTGATTTATTAGATATAAATAAATATAATTTTAGGGAGAGCAGTCTAGCTCCAAGAACAAGCACACTAAGAACCATGAAGTTCATTCATACCCGACTCACCACA